CGACGGAGACTTGTGAGGCGCGACTGCTGATCGTGGCGTTCACGTTGTCACCAATGATCTTTCCTGCCGTACCTGCTCCGTACGCCCCGGGTAGAGGCGTGGTCCAGGGATCACCGGCGGATCCCGCGGCATTGAGTGCGGCGCCGGTCGATCCTGCGCCTAGATGATCCGCAATCGCTTCATTCCAGACCGCATCGGCATTGTCGGCGGCGCTTGGAGGCGCGGTATAGCCTGCTGTCGCTAAGCGACTAGAGATCGCCGCGTCGATGCGCCCTGTGACCGTCGTCGTGACACCGACATCGGACAAGGCCGTATCCGCCTCCGCATTTACTTGGGCGGCGCTCAGATCGTTGAATCCGGTCACGCCGGTGCCTTTGGCGAGGGCGATGTTCGTGCCGGCGGTCAGAATACGAGTCGCCGTTGACCATACGGCGTCAAGGGCATTCGCCGCGAATGTCGCTGCGACGATCACGCCGTTGGTGATCGCGCCTACCAGCACTTGCACGCGCTGAGCACTGAGCGCCAGAGGCGCCACATTAATCCAGCGTTCCAAATTGCTGTCGATCTGTCCATTCGCTTGCTGGTTGATCTGTCCTGCCCCTGATCCGCGTGTGTAGAGGCCGCCTGTCGCTTCGGCTGCCGCATTCGGAAGCGCCGTCAATCCTGCGCGTACCGTGTCTTGCCGATTGAAGCCTTCGAGCGGAATCTGCACCGGCAAAACTGCCACGCCTGACGCTGTCAGATAAATCGTGAGGCTCTGACAGGTGTTTGTGACGTTCACCCAATCCAAATGAATATGGACTTCGTACACGCCAATCATGTTGGTATTGTCGACGGCTTTGATCCGGATGTTCGTGTTGGCGGTTGGCGCACCATAGGTGCCGATCGTCGTGATGTCTTCAGGCGTGATCGCGCCAGAGATGGCTTCGCCGTTTCGGATATACCGACAGGTCCACGAGCCGAACGCCACACTCGCTTTCCCAGCACCAACCGTCGACGCAGAATCTTGCGCGAAGATATGGAAGATGAGCCCAGCCCCAGCCGCCGCACCGCGTGTGATTGGACGTTGCATAAGTTTAGGCTCTCATTCCGCCGGCCATGCCGGGATGAGTCAATAGGCCACCACTGGCGCTCACCGCATCATCAAAGGCATCCAGCAACACGCCGATCAGTGGCAAATTCTCGGTGCTTGAGGCAAATGCGCCCGTCACATCCGATCGCGTCCCTTCAGACCAGTTCGTGCCTAGGCTCGTGGGGCCACGCAAGACACCATTGCCGGTGCCAAACTGCATCCGTGACAACGTGATCGTGCCAGCCGATGTCGTTTTCACAGCGACGCCGTACGTTGTGTTTTTGACTAAATCAAAGGCGCTGGTGAACAACCCTGTTACGCCCCCGTCGCCAGTTGTATCGACGATGACATTTGGATCAATCGTCACGGTCTTTTCAGCGATCGGTGTCCCAAGCGGATCGGAATACAACACCAAGTCGAAGGTGTCGGTGGTGATCACGTTATCGAGAATCGCGACGATCCCGACCGCCTTGGCTGGAAATGGCTGCTGCCACAGTAGGGCATATTCATCTGGTGTTGAGGCATTCCCAAACGTCGTCCCCACCTCAACAAAGACCGGCGGAGCCCCAACCAGCCATCCAATCGTGCCATCATCGAACTGCAACGTGAACATAGGTAGACCAACTTGGCGCGTCGGTCCTGCACCGGTATCAATACTGCAGTAGGTATTCAGCGCGTCCGCTGAAGAACTGTAGTTGCGAATACTGACCGTGTCCGCACCGGCCCGCGTGGTCATCTCCATCCCGATCGCCACATAATCCCCATGCGCGATCGTCTTGGTCCCGGTTTCCATCGCCGTGCCCATCACGCCAGCCGTCAAGGTGTCGGTGCCGCCGACGAGATCCGCATATACGTCGAAGGTGCCGTCTTCAAGGCCAACAGACAGATCCTGCACACCAATCCGGAGGTTCGTCCCAGCGTTGGCAAAGGTCGCAGACACAGCGCGCCAATACAGCTTCCCGCCGCCGCCTGGAGAAATAACTTTCGATGTCCCTGGCCCGGTCGACAACATGATTTGCCCGATGCCGAAGACCGATTCTCCAGCCGCATCCATGATCCGCGTCGTGACGGTGGGATGCACCCACGATCGACTCGGCCACGGACCAAGCGCCCACCCATACCGATTTGCAACCACCTGAAGCGCCATTAGGGAGCCCCTTCAAAGGCGCCGATGTCAAAGGCCGCGCCTTGGGGCCGCACGTGTCCCGCATGGTCCAGCAGGATGGTTACACCCACCCCATATGTCGTTTGAAACAGCACGTTGAGTGTGGCGAGCGTCTCTGTCGCCACATCGATCGCCGCACTGCCTTGGCCGATCCCATAGTCATGCTGCGGCGCATTGACATAGCGCGGATCGCCGATGTGATTATTCGGGCCGCCTGGGAAGAGCGCGAGATCGTCAGTGGTGAGCGCAACCGTGTCTTTACTGCCCCAGGTGAGCGTGGCCGGGCTTGGGAAAAATAGGTTGTTGGCCGCCGTCGAATTGGCGTGCAGACCAGCCGAGGGCACGTTTAACGACTTGCCGGCGACGTTGGAAAAAATGTTGTTCTCGAAATGCAACTCCTTCGGAGCGCCGAAATTCCAGTGAAACCCATCCCGCGCGGCGTCATCGCACGTGTTATAGAGAAAATACCCATTGCCGTTGACCTTTTCAGCGGCAAAGCAATCGCTCAGCGCGTCATAGACCACATTCCCAACGATATAGAGCGGAGCCGTACTCTCGCTGCACCCCGCCGTGAGGCATGATTCTTCGTGGCGAATCCCGATCTCCGCGTCATAGACCGTGTTGTAGATCACCCACGCATCAGTCGGCCCACCATCACTTCCAATCGCGATCGCGGTGCCATCCGATCCGCTGGTGTAGATCGTGCCGCTGCCTGTCGTCCCGTCGTCAAACGTAAACCCCACATCTGGTGGAGCCCCACGATAGGCGTAACACGTGTTCTGCGAAATGACGACGTGCCTGGCCCACTTGATGTCAATGCAGTTCTCGCGGTCACTGTGGAAGATGTTGCGGCCGACGTAGGCGAACTGGGGCGGATTCGCGGATCCGTTATGCAGAAACTGAACGCCGTCTCCGCCGTTGTGGTGAATGTGGTTGTCGAGCACCCACACACGCACCGACCCCAATCCGAAGTTGACGCCGTGCTTATCGTTCCCCTGACAATGATGCAGATGGTTGTCCCAGACCACCAGATCCGATCCGATCATCGCGACACAGCCACCAAGGAGCTGATCGTGGACGTCGGTATGTCGGATCACGAGATGGTTATCGCTCACGAGATTGCCAATGAAGCGGCCTTTGTTGAAATTGAGATACTCGATGATGCAGTAGCTCCCAGTGAGCGTGATGCGGCCCGTGTTGAAGACTTCCGGCTTCGTGCCCGTACTTGGTCCATGCACAAAGACCGGCTCCGATACCGTGCCTTGGCAGGTCCAGGTCTTATTCGCCCCGGCGTTGTTATAGAGCGTACCGCGGATTTGAACAATGCTCCCAGCCGGAAACGTCGTGGGAATGGTGCAGCGCGGATCGGCAGGCGTACCGGCACGGCCGCCACTGTCGGAACAGGTGCCCGAGTTGTCGACCCAATGCGTAAACGTGACGTCGTCGGTTACCTCCGTCATCCCGAACGAGGGACAGGGAATACCTATCGGCGCCGTATAAGAGGGCGTGCAGACTTGTCCAGCGTTGACCGGCGGTGGATCTGGATTTGGCGGCGCTTCGCCCACGATCCCCAAGTTCCCAGGGGCCGCCGGCGCCGCTTGGACCTCCACAGAGAAGGGCGCGGTCCGTGGACCTTCCGCAAGATCCACGGCAGCTAATTCGATCGCATGGATCCCAACCGATAACGGCTGGATCGGCGCCGTGCAGTCAAATGGCGAGACACTCCCCATGCACGTCGCCTGCAGAATCCAGAGCGTCACCCCGTCGACATACGCCCGGTACTCAAAAGCCTGCGCCAACTCCAACGAGGCCGCCGCTTGCGTCCAATGGAGGCGAGAGGTGCGCGTCACTACGGTTTGCGCGTTCGCCGTGACGGCGAACAGAAGACACGCCAGCAGAAGCGCTACACGCGTCATGGTGGCCCCTGACAGGTGATCGTGATGTCGATCGCCGTGGGTGTACCGGCCGATGCACGCGGTACCGCCTCAATCTGCCACCACCAGCTCAGCAGCAACGGCCAGCGGATCGCCTGCGTCGCGATCTGATTGATCCCGCTAATCGCAGTGCCGACCGGGAGCTGTTGTTCAGTTGTTGATCCCGGCGCCACATAGCGGCACGTCTTTGTTGTTGGCGTAGGAACTGGCGTTGCTGGTGTGGGCTTCAGAAAGCCAGGCCCATTCCAGAAACTGCCCGCCGGCTCCCACCGATACCAGTTCCCTTGTGCCGTATAGAGGTAGAGAAATCCGTCGATCGCGAGAATGAAGCCGAGACCAGCTGCGCCAGTGTCCACGCCATTTCTCAGTACCATGCGCCAGCCGGCAGGATGGGCAGCGCCCAGGGTCCAGACAGTCACGCCGAGCGTCACGCTTGAAACACATTCCACGCATTCAATCACCGACGCTGGCGGCGCCGGCGGCACTCCAGGCGCGGGCAACGGTTGAATCTCGTCAGAGGGGATCGGCCCGATCAGCCCCACGATCTCCGGCCGCAACGTGGCCGTGGCGGGTGCGACTTGCATCAGCGTCGCAATCTTGTACTTGTCGAAACACGCCTGATTGGTCAGCGGTTCTGGGCACCCAAACGAATACGGATCGGCGCTGGGGTTGTCATTTGGCCCAGGCGCTGGCGCGCTTGCCGCTTGGCCCGTGAAGTAGACCCGGAAGTCATCCCCCGCTTTGCCTTGATGTCCCTTGACATTGATGCGGATGCGCCGCCGTCCCTCGAACCCGCGACTCGTGCCTGGGACGTAGCGCGTGCGGATAGCGTTCAGGGCAGCGCCGGGATACGCCGTGAAGATCACGTTCTCGAGATCGACGGTGCTGATCTGCGACCAGTTCCCGTTCGCGTCGAGCGTGTGATCGATGCTGGCTTGCTCACCAACGTTGGTCAGGTCGATCCCAACGCGGTTCTGAAAGAATGAGTTGGTGAAGCGCCAGTGCGCCGGCAGCGCGAGCTGCCCGCCGTGCTGGAACGTCCCGTCGAAGCCGCGCATGTCCGCGTTCCTGACCGTCCCGTAGCCGTTGCCGAGCCCCATGCCGCCGCCATCGTTCACCGCCACGATGGCGAGCCCGACCCCGCCCTCGTTGACCGCCGTCACGCCGTCGACGACCGCGTCCGCGTAATGGACTGAGATCGCGCCGCCCTGCGACTGTCCTGTGCTGTCGACGCCGCCGATGTGCCAGAAGGTGGAGTTCGTGATCGGCAGGTTGTGGAAGGTGACGTCCGGACGCAGCCCTTCCAATCCGGCCTGCGTCCACCAGGCTTCTATGCCGAAATGGCTGGCACTCGCGCATTCGTTGCCGTCAATCGGCAGCATGGGGCGCAGGAAGTTCGGCTCCATGCGGATGTTCGCGTCGACCGTGGTATCCGCGCCTCTGAACCGGGGAATTCGTTGTGGGTGGGACGTCGCCTGAGGATCGGTGGGTTCGCCTTCCGAATTGCCGGTGTACCAGGCATAACACGACCGCGACGCGTATGCGATGTTGTTCGTTACCCGCTGGTTCATGGCTTTGAACCAAAAGGCGGTTCCGCGCACCGCCGTGCCGCCAGTGGCGTCCACGTCGTAGGTAAACAACGGCGAGAACTCTTCGCTCCCCGCCCGGTTCTCTACGCTCGAGACGAAATTTCGGTCGAACGTATTCTCTGTTTCGTTGCCATCTTCGGTGAGAATGCCCGCGCCACTCGCATCGACAACGATGTTCTCCTGCACGAGGCCCCACGAGCTGTTATGAATGGCGATCCCCCACTTCTGCCCGTGCTCGATGACGCTGTCGGCGATGATGAATTGATAGGGATCGGGCGTAGTCACCGGGCCGAAGACGTGATGGAAATGGACCGGATACCGCGCACGTTGGTTGCGGCCCACATGCGCGACGAGTCCGTCTGAGTTGAACGTGGTGTCGTCCAACCGGATGCCGAGCGTCCGGCCCATGTCGACAAAGGCCGCGCCTCGGATCTGAACGTCAGCCCGTTGACTGAAGAGGGAATGGGCGCGTACGCCTAACGGGTTCTCCGACCGGAACACGATCCCGCGCGTCAGGTTCGCGACGTGCGGGTAGAGATCGATCGCCGGCCGTCCATTCATGGCCGGACTATGCGCGCCCAGGTGGGCGAACTGCAGCGGCTGCGCACACGTGACAGTTGTGGTTGTGATTGCGGCCAGCGTGCAGACTTCGCCTTGATCGATTCGCCGGGCGGCCACGTTTGTATCAGGGAAGCCTGGAAGCAGATCACTCGCTACGGTCTGATGCGTGTCTGGGATCCAGAGGCGATGCCCGACACGCCAGTTGCCTTGGACGGAAAGCCGAAGGACGGTCGCCCCAGCCTCCACATCCGCCGTGAGGCGCACGAACGGCGCAACGGGAGCCCCGAGGACCCGCAACCGCCCAAGCCCGATCAGACCATTGCCGTACTGTTCTGGATCGAGGGTGGTATTGAGAGGGGTGTTCCGATAGGTGATCTGCGCGCCGTCCTGCACAGTCAACGATCCATCGTCATAGATCAGGATCGTCGTGACCAACAGCCGCGCGGTGCCATCCAGCGTCGCGGTTCCGTGAATGCCGAGACAAGATATAGACTGGACACCAGAGAACACGCGCGATTGTCCAGCCGGGACGATCAACGCCACTGCATCCGCTGCGCAGAGATCCGGGATCCCGTGCGCGAGGCCGGAATGGCCGGTATGGAGTTGCGCAGAGGCCGGCGCCGCGACCAGAAGCAGCGCCAGCCAGAACCAGCGCATACCCTTTAGACCTGATCGGGAACGGGTGCCGCCGGATCCGCGCCCATGGCCTCGAGCGCTTTCACCGCGTTGTCAATGTCCGCCAAGGCTGCCGCTTCCTGATCGGCGGGGACGCCTGCTGTGGCCAGCGCGTCAGCGAGGGCCGTGCGAGCCGCCGCGAGCTTGGCCGCGATCACGTTCGTGGCTGCATTCAGCCGGGTCACCAGTGCGTCAAAATCACCTTTCGTGGCCATCTCATCTCCTCACAATTGTTTCATGGCAACAGCTTCAACGCGCTCCACGGCCTGTTTCAGCCTGAGATACACCAGATCCTCATCCTCCGCCGTCAACCCACGAGGGGCAAATAACGCCTTCAGGAGCGTCACGAAGTCATCGTCCAACGCAAGGCGCACTTGTATTTCCATAACATTGCGGTAAACGAAGTGGCGCCGGTGCACGGCGAAGAAGGCTGGAACGGAAGTGTGCGCTTTAATTTGGCTGGAAACGCAACAGTGCTATCGGCTAGCACCGCCGCGCGAGCTGATCCGAATATTCCGCGGGTTGAGCCGTGACTGCCACGAGCTCCATTTCAATCCGCAGTTGGGACATATATGGCGACGCCAGCGAAAGCCGCGACGCTTCCGACTGGCAATGACCCACCCGAATGTCGGGCAACGTTTACAGCGTTCCGGATCTGGAAGGCGCTCGGCGTTCATGGGGTCTCAGGCGTCTGGGTGGGCAAAATCTGGCTGGCTACCCATGCGCGCATGCGCGTCCAGCGCTCCTCTGGCGTCTCGTTGTCCGTTCGCCACGCGTCGTATTCGTCGTTCATGTAGACGATCTCGGAGGCGAGCGCACGAGCCACATTGAAATGCTTGGCGAGCTTTTGCGAGTATTCCCAGTCGTCTAAATCGTCAGCATCAGAGGCTGGCGCATTTGGATCCAGCGCGCCGAGTGCGCAGACATCTCCTGACGTGTCCCGAATGGCTTTGGTGATAAGGCGTTTCGAGGGCATCGCATCCAACGCAGCGAGGAGCTGGCGAAGGAGATGCTGCCCTCGGTAGCCTCTCGTGGCCCTACAAACAGCCTGACGATACAACTGGATGGGAATCTCGTCGTCGCAATCGTCCGAATAGCCGCTTCTGCTCATGATCGAATCACCTCCAGCCGTTGACGCGGTACGGAAGTCTTAGCGAATGACTTTGGGAGTACACCTTCGCGCATAGTCTTTCTCATTTTTCTACTCGTGGCTCCTCCTCCTGCGGCGCTACAGGAGCCCAGTGCGTGGGCATCGGAAAGAAATGGCGCCCATCCTCAGCAGCCCAGATGAGGTGGAATGTCGCGGGTCCACCGTCTTCGATCGCATAGTGGATTGTCGCGCTGCCGAAATAGCCGCGCCCATCGGCAATGACGGCACCGTTGTAGACGCGCTTGAGACGGAGCACGGTCCCATCCTTCGGCGCTGTCTCAATCGGCTGCCAGTTGGTCACGGCGTCTCCTGCTGGGTGGGCGCGTCGTGCTCTTGCTGTAACCCGCAGGTGCAGGGATAAGGTTCGTGACCAAGATGAACGGCATTCCCGTCTTCGTCTTGGCCGACATGGTCGTATCCACCCTGAGACGCGCAATCGCTCTTGTGTTGGACATACGGCGCCAGGCGGGCGAGTTCGGCTTCCGCCGCCCGCAATAATCCGTTAGCCTCGTCTCGATCATCAGCTGCAATAGCCCAGGCCTCAGTTGTTCTTGCAAGGTCGCTCTTGAGTTGGGCGAGCTCCGCTCCGGAGAGGGCCAACGCGGCTTCAAGTAAATCGGCTAGTGAGATAAATCGGTGCCCGATGTCACCAGCGTCGTCAGAATGCCCAGCCCACCGCTGTGCGCGTAGACAGAACCGCACGCGATCAGCCTCGAAATGAAAACATGGCGGGCCTTGATTCAGCACCACTTGTATCCAATCCGCATTACGCGCAGCTTTTATCAGCCTCTCCACGAGTCCGGGGCTGGCGTCACCCAGATAAGTTGTTGAAGATAAAGAAGATCCGTTGTCGCGAGTGTCATCGTTGGACGTACGATCGACCCCTGGATCTCCGCGCACTCCACTTGGAGGCTGGTTCCCACCGTCTTTCGGACAGGTGCAACTACCCGCAAACGGTGGCGTCGTCGCCGGGCAGTCAGGCATGTGCTCCTGACCAACAAGAAAACGATTCTCTTCTCCGCTCATCGGCCCTCCGCGCGAGCGATGGCGGCCTCAGCGATCGCAATCGCTTCTGGTTCAGCGCGGATCCGTGCTCCACGTGAACCGCAACCAATGACGGCTCGGCACATCCTGAGCGCGACCAACAAGTCAGGCGCAGCGGCGATCAGACGCGCGTTGGCCTCGTATGGGTCCGTACCAGCCGTGCGGTGTCTCGCCTGCTCTTCCTCAGACGCGAAGCCGCCAGCGCGCGCGACGATCTCGCCGCCGTTGCGAGCGCGCACCCATCCCCAATCGTCAAACTCCATCGGCCGGTAATCCCACGGTCCAGGCGTGTGCGAACTGGGCGCAACGGTCGGCGCGGTACGGGCGTCGTTGGAATTAGCTTGTGTGTCCATTCGCGACTCTAAATCTTTCTCTTTCTCATTCTGTCGGGGCTCGGCTGGGGTGTCTCGGGGCATCCACACCTCACTTTGGCCTCTGACGTTTACGATAGAACACCTGTCGCTCATAGCCCATCGCCAGCGCGAGACTCTCCGTGATCGGCTTTCGCCCCTTCAGGACGTGGCACAGATGACCCCGTGAGACGCCTAATCGCTGCGCCGTCAGACTGTCGGACGGATACCGCATGCACTCGGCGTGCAACCGGATCAGCATCTCCGCTTCAGTGAGACTACTGTTCTCGCCTTTGCAATCGGGACAGATGATTTCCCCGTCGCCGTGCATACACTCGCCCGCGCCGCGACACATATCGTCCACACAGACGATGATGGTGCCCTTGTTGTCGCACCGATGGCAGTACGGATCCTCAATGTCCTGGTAATACCTCTCGTCTTCAATCTCGTCTTCGTCGAAGTCGCCGCGCATCGAATCACCTCCGGCTTATGACGCGGTAGATCCCGTAGGTCGAGTCAGCGTTGTCCGCCCACGCGCGCAAAATCTTTCCGATCCGTCACTCGTCCTCCTCCTGCGGCGGGAGCGCCAAGGCTGAGCGGATAAATTCTTCGCAGGCTTGTGGAAACGCGGCCTTTCGCAATGACTCTTCGCTACACGGCCAGTATGCGGGTTGCGCCCAATTACACGGCCCAACGCCGCGTACGTGGAAATACCCACTCGATAAGCGAACAACGCTAACCTTCATCAGATGTCTGCCTCTCTCGGCTGTCGGGGATCGGCTGGGGTGGCGCCAGGCATCACTTTGGCTCCGGCTGATGATGGAGATACTTGCGAACCTTCTTAAGCTTCACGTCGCGCCGAGTCAGTATTTCGCTAGAGACAATATCCCGGCCCGCTTCCATCATCGTGATCGCCGCGAGCACATCCCCGAGTTCTTTCGCCAGCAAATCGCGGTTATTCGGTGGATACTGGGCCTGTGATGTTGGGTCGTGACTCAGGTACCCGTGCCGCTGAATCTTGCCGATGACCTGAATGACTTCGCCGCACTCTTCGAGCAACAGCGCCAACCGCTCATCTTCGGCCGGTGTTAATTCGTTGAAATGCCACATAGGGGTGTCTCGGGGCATCCAAAACCTCAAAAGCTAAGAAGGAAATTTCCCATACGCGAAGGCGAATCCGGTGTTCACCGAGGCTCCTCCCGTACCGCGTCGGCGGACGGTGACGCTTCGTGCCTTTTCCATTCCCACGCCAGCAGCGCAGCGCGCATAAATTCTGCCAACGGCCATTCGACTTTCCGTGCGATATACGCACCCGTCACCAAACCCAGTAAGACAGCTTTTTCGTGTGTCTCCACCTCGTCACGAGTCATAGCCGGTCGTCCTTCGCAGCATCGATCAGCAGCGCCCGGACGTGCGCATCAGCCGCGATCCCACTTTCCCACCACTTCCATAATTCGTCATAGCCCATGTCGAGCGAGAACATCTTGGTCGTGCGGAGATAGTGCAGGAAGGCCGCAGCCGTCCACGGCTCCATCCCCCACCGCAAGGCCGGACGCGCCAAGGGCGGCGTCTACCGATTGACAAACACCGGGTTTTCTAAAGCTGAGGATCTCGCGCGACGACTCTTTGAGCAATTGGTCTAGCGGAAAAACAATGGGCTGTGCAGGTGCGAACTGCACAGCCCTGAAGCTCATCTGCGGGGTACGCGATGGCAGCGGTGAAGCTGCGTGGCTTCGTGCGCATTCTAGCACGACCGCCACCACGGGTGCGTTAATCGAATGGTAGGGTCGGCTGCTTAGGTTCGACCCTACCCGCCCGTTGTTTGGGGGGCGCGTGGTGCCGCTGGCGGCGTCTGGAGTCGTGCAAGCGAGGGGTCCGATCCCCCTGCCCTCCACCATCATCATATCGCGGGCCTTGGTGCCACACGCGCCCGCGATATAGCTCTCTCTCAATGCGTGCTAGTTGAAGCTGGCTGCTTGTAGGTGAGGCGTCTGCCTTCCGCGCCTTCCACAATCAGCTTAGGACGGCCCGCATCGCCAACCTTACGGTTGTTGTAGCGGAACTCAAATTCCGTCGCGTAGCGCCCCAGATGGCCCTTACTGACGTGGTGGAACGTGCCGACGATGCCACGCTTCAAGAGCGAGAAGAAGCCCTCTACGGAGTTCGTGTGGGCTTGACCCCGCACGAATTCGCCAGCTTGATGGTTGACGCTGTGGCGCGGGATACGTCCGACCTTGTCGCCGCCGTAGCGCGAAGCGCCGTCCGTCATGATCGCCGCCGTGTTGAGGGGATCAATATGCTGAATCATCGCGGCGTGCAAGGTCTTGGTATCGACGTTCTCGACCGGGTAGCAACGTGCGCGGCCGTTGCGCTCAACCAGGGCGAGCACCGACACCTTGCGGCCACCGTCAGCCGGAACTCGGCCACGGCCATCCTTGCGCTTGCCGCCGATGTACGCCTCATCGACTTCGACGATGCCGCGCAACTTGTCGGCCATTGGCTGAACACCCATTGCGTAGCGGAGACGATGCGCCATGAACCACGCCGAGCGGTACGTGACGCCGAGCATCCGGTGGAGCTGATGCGCGGAGATGCCTTTCTTCGACGCGCCCATCAGGTAAATCGCCTGCAACCACTTGTGAAGGGGAATATGTGAATCCTCGAACACGGTGCCCACCGTCACGGTGAACTGCTTTCGGCAGGCGCGGCACTTCAATAGACCCTTGCGACCGGGCTTGTTGCTGGTCGTCTTAGGCGTCAGCCGGTAGGGGTCGGCGCCGCCGCAACGCGGGCAGGCAGGACCAGACTGACCCCATCGCAGGAATTCCATGTATTCCCGCGCCTTGTCAGGGTCGGTTAGATGCGCCCCGAGTTTCGACCACGCCAGCGGCTTCTTTTCCATGCACTAAGACTACACAAACCCAATGGGTTCATCAAGGCGTAATTTTCTGAATTGTGAAAAACTGTACAGATTGACAACGCGGTCATTGCCGCTTAGCATTCGGATACGACTCCCCGGCCCTCAAGAGGGGCCGGCGGGCGGTTCGACAAGGACCGCCCATTTTTTTGACCACTCCAGCCAACCGCTCCATCGTCTACATTGACGGCTTCAATTTCTACTACGGAGCCATCAAGGGCACCCCGCACAAGTGGCTGAATCTGGCCGAATTTTGTCGTCGCCTTAGAAAAGACGACGACATCCGCCATATCCGCTTCTTCACATCCATCGTCTCGGGGGTCGCCCAAGTTCGGCAGTACTCGTACATTGGCGCGCTGAGCACGCTGCCATCGGTAAATGTCGTCGTGGGCAAGTTTAAAGAAAAGAAGGTCAACTGCACCCATCCGGGCTGCACATTGACTGGTGATCGCTTCTTCACCAAGCCGGAAGAAAAGCGAACCGACGTAGCTATCGCTGTGCAAATGATGGACGACGCATATCGCGACCTGTCTGACCGGTTGATTCTCGTCAGCGGCGACTCTGACCTTGTGCCGGTGGTTAAAGTAATTCGGGAACGCTTTCCCCTCAAGCGGGTCGTTGTCTACGCGCCTACCAGGGACGGCGTCGATGAAAGGCACGCCTCTGAATTGCGGCAAGCTGCGACGAGCGGGAAGAACCTTCCCACCGATTTCCTCAAGTTCTGCCATTTCCCTGACGACGTTGTTCATCCCACTTCCGGGCACACCTTCTTGAAGGGAATTATATACATGACTCCCTCGCATAATCGTAACTCAGGCCGTCTGCTTCCGGCGCTCGGTCGCTTCCCGCACGGCTCGGGCGATTGCTCGGCCCATCGGGAGCGGGACGCCGTTGCCGACGACTCGAAATCGTTCCTTCATCTTGAAGGGCGAGTCAGCCAGGAAATCTTCGGGCAGTCCTTGCGCCTTCAGCGCGTGGGCGAACTCGCGCGGCCCGACGAAGCCGTGCCAAGCGCCCTGCGTTTTACCGCGGCGGGACTCCGTGCCTGGTCGCCGGCCGCCAGATGCGAGGATCGCCCCGCACCATTCGACGTTCTCCAACGGCGCGAGCTGAATGTAGCGGCGCAGGTCCTGGCGCGCTCCGGTTGTCCCGAAGGTAAACGCGCGTTCTCGATTCTGGATTTCGCCCAGATGCCGGTTTTGCAGGATGAACCGGAACGCCTTGTAGCCTTCGACAACGGGCTCGGGCGAGTCGATCACGTTCTCCATCAGGAACCAGGACGGCCGCGCCTCAGCTACGCACCGCTCGAACTCGGGAATCAAATCCGGCGCGGTGCTCTTGCCGGTTGCTTCCGCCAGATGCCTGAAGCGGCTATGGCTTTGGCAGGGCGGCCCGCCGATAATTCCGTCGAACTTGTCCGCAGGCGGATGGAACAGCGCCACGTCGCCGCCCCACAGCGCATCAGGTCCGCGCACGATGCAAAACCCTTCTTGCTCGAACGCCATGTCGAGCAAGCCAATACCAGGAAAGAGAGAGAGCACCAGCACGTTATTTCGCCTTGGCGATCTTCGTGGCTTGGCGCTTCCGTCGCCGCGCCGGTTTCGACTTCGCCTTCGGCCGGTAGGCCAGCACCAGGTCCGCGATGGCGTCCAGAGCCTTCGGCGTTTTCAGTTTTGACATGCGATGAGCCTCTTGTAGGTGAGCCGCTTGTCGGCCATGCCGCTCACGAACGAATCGAGCCGGTCAAGCGTGTGGATTTTGACGTTGCCCTCGTTCAGCCGGAACGTGAACTCGTCCACGTAGCGGCCGAGATGCTTCGGGCTGACCTGATGATAGACACCCATCAGCCCGCGCTTCAGAACCGCCCAAACGCTTTCGATGCTGTTCGTGTGCGCGTCGCCGCGTGCGTATTCCCCGGTGGAGTGGTTGATCGTGTCGTGACGGTAGAACAGCCCGTCCAGACCGTCGAAGATGGCGTGATCGTCGGTGTAGAGCTGCGACCCGACTTCGATCTGCTCGTGAATCGAGCCGTGGATTTCGTCAAAGGTCATCTGCTGCGAGGGACGCGCCAGCGTGCGCCCGCCGCGCTCGCGCATCCCGAGTACGGCCGTTTTGCCGACTGGCCCGCGCCCCGCGTGCAGTTTCTTGTGCGCGTGCTTGTTGCCTTCCAGCCCGCCGACGAAGCACTCATCGATTTCGATGATGCCGCGCAACTTCGTCAGGTTCTTCCCGCCGCAGGCTTCGCGCAACCGGTGGAGCATGAACCAGGCGGACTTCTGGGTCACGCCGATTTCCTTGGCGAGCTGCATGGAGCTGATGCCCTTGCGGGCCGTGACGAGCAGGTACATGGCGTAGAGCCACTTGTGGAGCGGGATATGGCTGCGCTCCATGACGGTGCCCGTGCGGACGGTGAAGTCCTCGCTACAGGCGTTACAGCGGTAGTAGCCGCCCTTCCTGACGGTGATCCGGTCGCCGCTCTTGCAGACCGGGCAGACGACGCCGTTCGGCCACAGCCGCTTCTCGAAATAGACGCGGGCGGATTCCTTATCGGGGAACCGCTCGAACAATTGGAAGGTGGAAATAGTGCTTTTCGACATAGAGGATTATGGCTCGAAATGACCACGGGAGTCAAGTATATAATTCCCTTCAAGAAGCCCGACTACTGGAAGGTTCAAGGCGCGGTCTGAGGCTAAAGACGGTTTTTCTCTAGCTGGGTTTGTGAAAGCCATAATTACCTCTTTTTGCGTCTGGTGGCTCATGACGGCTCCTCAGGAGGCGGAAGCCTCACAGACCTTTCCATTTCAACCACTGCCGGTGCATTAAGTCCTTGGCGCGCATCGTCGTCAACCGATTGATACAGCCCTGCACGTTGGCTCCGTTGTCCCACTGCTCGCGCATATGCGCCCAGAAGTCGCCGCCATACATGTGGTATTCAAATTCGGCCTTCGCTTCCGCACACGACGCGCAGAGCCGGTCCACGCCGAGCTTCCCCTCAAACTTAAACGCCGTCTTCTGGTACTTGTCGCCCTTACAAATCGGCTCTCGGCATTCATCGCAGACGTAATCCTTGCGGGCTGTTGGCGTCGTTGTGTCGTGGAACTCGACTGGATCGGCGTCCGCGCTCTCATCGCTAAAATCGACATCGCAAAACGTTTGGCTCATGACGGCTCCTGTGTCCCCACCGTGCAGTCTTTGCAAAATTCCTTCGGATGCGTCATGTCAAACGGCCGTCCGCAGCCCTGATAGATAACCCGGACAGCCGCGAGCTGGACGCAGTCATACGTTGGGCGCGCACCACTTTCAACTCCTCCAAGGCAAGATGGACCAACCGTAAGAGGGGTGCAGATGCGCCGAGGTCGCCTGCCAACACCTGGGGCATTCAACGTTGTGAATCGTCACGCGCGTTTCTCCGCCGCGCGTTTCGCTCGGCACACGTCGGAGTCTTTGCACTTGGGATCGTGGAAGCAAAAGCCAATGCGTTCCAGGTAACTCTCGGAGTCTTCGGCCTGCACCGCCGGCCGTTCGTCCAAGTAGCGGCCTTGAAATAACCACGTCGCCGGGTGTGGAATGAACCGCGGATCCGTCCACTCCTCGATCTGCCAGGCGAGGGTATCCATGATCTGCGCGATCACAATCGGGCCAGGATTCAAGGCGTCCCACTTTCGTTTCGCGGCGAGCTTTCCGACTTTTCTCGGATAGCGTTTCCAAAATTCTTCGAAGGCGCGGTGCGACAATTCGGGCCTCTGTACGATCCGAAACGATCTACGTGAAGAACAAATACACGACGGCTTTTACCTATCCCTCAAAGCGTTAGGCCCCAGTGTCGTACGCGCTATGTAGTGGCTTTTTGTGTGCTGGGCCGCCACGTTAGGCCCTTACGACGACGCCTCAGCGGCGGGGAGGACAGCACCCCTGGTTAGGTGCCGGGTGCGGAATTGCACCGCACGATCCGCGAACGCTACACGCCCCGCGATCCGTTCATCCTTTGGTCCCCTTAACACAACCGGCACCGCTCGCGCGGTCCTTTGCGTAGCTTTCCTACGAGCGAGAGCGCCTACTTCGAGACCGCCGCGCCCTCAGCGGTGTCTACCCAAGCCGTCTTCCGAAGTGCCCTGAGTTCGCCGCACTGTTGATCGTTGAGGTGCTTAATCGTCCGCATGATTGCGAGTTGGAAATACACTTGCCCGCCATGAAACCAGGGGTAACTTGTGCAACCGTGTCGCGCGCTCTCGCGGTCCGCCTCTCTCGTTCGTAGAAGTTCCGTCCACCAATTGCCGTAGATCGATCGCGTGTTCTCGTCCACGAAGGCCAGAAACAACGGCACGTCGTGCTTGATCGTGACGCGCCCGTAATCACCAAAGTGGCTGCGGTTGATCCCGGTATCCATGTAGGCGTTGCGGTGTGGTTTTGTCTTCACTTCCACGATACAGAGTCGTTGCTTGTCCCGACTCGCCATGAGGCGATCAAATGGGTGCGCCACGCCTTCCTGTGGCCGATACGGCACCCAAGCGTCAGCGATCAACCAGTCGTCGACGATCTGTTCGCCAATGCGCCCCTTCCGGTAGCTGGCGAGGTTCTCGAACTTCACGACAACACCACGCCGAACTTGCCGAATACCTCCCTGAACTTGTCCGTGTTCTCTCCGAGATAGATCAGTGTTTGTCCTAATGTGGGTGATTGGCCTTGATCGAGAGGCCCCTTAAATTTGATCCGTCCCTCTGGGAAACACACAAGGCCGTGCGCCGCCAACCCCTGCCACCAACCGGTGTCCGTGCAGGCATTTGAGAGATAGACCGCTTGCTGGACCGCACCGGTGGAGAACGACGCCAGCAACTTCTCGGCGAAGTACTTGACCGTCGGGTGCGCGAATGGGGGATTGAGAAACACCCGACCTGACCACTCGCGCTCAAGGCCGTTCTCTTCTTCGGTGTAGAACGTCGTGGCCTTCACCGTCTCCTGGGCTTCATCACAGGAGGCGGGGTCGAGGTCTATTGCCCCAAGCACCTCGCGCGCCGTTTCAATGATCTCGGGCGGGGTGTACCATTCGTACTCGCCCTTCAGATTTCCGTGTCGGCCTGGGTCGATCCACTCAAGGCAGCCGGCGATCGAGGCAGGCTCCAGATCCTCAGTTGCCTTACGGACGTAATCAGGAATATCTGATTCCTTGATCGCCGATTGCAGCCTCTTTCCGTATTGGCGCTGAGTCCGGCTACCAGGAAACTGCGTATCGGTGAGTAGTTTTCTGGGCCGACCTTCGGGGTTGTCCTTGACCAGCTCGCCGAATTTCCAATACGCCCCGAGGTAGACCTCAGCGAATTGGTTGCACTCTTCGATGCTGGCGCCGATCGCTTGATAGATTTGCTTGGCACGCGACGCGCGCTGGGCAAGATCAAGTGCGTCCGTAGGGGTTGAGAGGCGGGCTAACTCGCTGCGGAGCTTACCGATCGGCGTCCGCTTCGCGACGTCAGTTGCGACGCGCTGCGCGAGACGACTCACTGTCGCAACCTCACGCAAATAGATAGAATTCCCACCGCCATGAACGCTCCTACTCGGGTCGTCGTGGTCGGGTGGGGTGCGTCGTGCCGCCAAGCTAGAACGCACCCGCCCGCGTTTACTTCCTTACAAAATGTGGTCAAGGCTGGATCGAACAAGCACCGACGACAGCCGGTGTCCTTCCTCGTCCTCTACCAAGCCTGACAACCTCAGTCGTGTTCTAAAATCCCGATCGCCCGTTCGCGAGCAACCAGGTAATACCCGTCATACGAACTGTCGCTGGCCTGTTTCCAAAAACCGCAGGGTCCGTCCGCGCCGTCTGGCGTGTCGCACGTGACTTTCAATTGCTTCCCGTGAATGGAGTGCGGGCCGCGGCGGTGGATCCAGGCGCAGAAGGTAATTTCGTTGCTGGTGATCGTTGGTCCGCACAGCGACTTGTCTCGAATATGTGCCGCCTCGAGTCCGCCTCTGCACTTATGGGCTTCAGGCCACCGGCAGCGATAGTGGTCACGTTCCTTCACGGCTTTGGACACGGCGATCTCGTCGTCCTTGATCGCTTTCCGCCGGGCTTCACGTTCAAGCACCAACGTGCCGCGGGCAGGTTTCGGAGACGCCGGCATTACTCGTCCTTGTCTCCAGAGACACCAAGCCGTTCACGCAGCGCTTCCCTTGAGTACTTCCACGGAAAGGGATCGTCATACGCTGAGGGATCGTTCTTTGGTCCTAACGCCAGGCACTTGGGACAGAGGCCGTCTTCAACCGTTGGGGCTTCATACATGGCGTTGCATTCAAGGCAATAGCCGCGTTTCATCGGCCTTCCGCCTTTGCGATGGCAGCGCCGCCCTTTTCGTACCAGTCCATAAAGAGGCGTTCGAGTTCGTCCGTGCCCATCTGGCCGTTCAGGCCCTGGTTTTGAAAACTCATTAGCGCCTCTGCATAACGACCTCCCGCGCGCACGGCTTCCAGTAAGTCGGCCCGCTCTTCGCGGAGGCGATCCACTAGGGCGCAAATGTCATCAACGGATTGTTCTAAGCCGCTGAGATCCACGGCCGTCGACTCGCGCGGGCGTAGATCGCCTTCTCGGATTTCACGGTTCGGCGGAACAGTTGGAAGGTTCATGCGACCGCCGCCTGGAGTTGAGCTTTCACATTGGCGAGGGTGCGAATGGCTTGCGTCTCGGTATCGCATTCAGCAAGAAACGCCAGCGCCTTCCGTTCGTACTCCGCTACTTGTTCGTCATTGCGCACGACACGTACCCAGAAGGTTTGCAACCCAGCCGGCATGCGACCGTCAAACGACAGGAAGTCATAGAACTTCGCCCCTGAGATCCAGAGCTCGTGCAACATCTGCGGCCGGTGTTCGGACGGGAACACGCCATCGCGCAGATACCGAAGGTGTGTGGCTGACTTGGGGCACTTCAAGCTGACGACTGTTTCGTAGTCGCCGACGTGCCCGTCAAGCGAACAACCCGCGAGCAGTGAGGTGTGTGACAGGAAGCCAGTCGTCAGCGCCAGCGTCCCGGTAATGGCTTCGTAGGCGGCCAGGGCTGCGGGCTCCATATCGATCCCCCTCTGCATCACAGCGTTGACGTAGCCGTCCTCTTGAGGGAAACCGGTCAACCGTTCGCACACGATCTGCATCCGAAGATCGCGTCTGGCTGCGGCTTCCCCGCTCTTGATCGTCGCCATGGCGTCCGCAGCCCTGGAACCAGTGAGGCGCCCGCAGCGCGCCAGATGCCACTCCTCGGATCTCTGATCGCAATTCACAACAATGAAATTACGCTGCGGCATGGGCGCTCCGGTGTTGCCTTCGCAGGCGACTCGTCTCCATTGAGCACAAACGACAGCGGGTCTGAATGCCGCTGTCCTGGCGGCGACATTTCGCAAACGCGTCGAATGGTTTCAACTGGTGGCAGTGGTCGCAGATGCGTTGAGTGTTAGGGTTGCCACCGGCCTTGACGACGCGGGTCCGCGCATGGAGGAACTTGTGATAACTGTCGCTCTCGCAGATAACGAGATTGCTGTTGTCGTTATTGCGAGTGTCCTCGTCAACGTGATGCACCTGGGCGGTCGCTGGAAGCCGACGTCCGAGAGCCTTTTCAGCGATAAGGATGTGGACGGCCTTGACCCCGCCGCCTGTGTGCCGGCGAACGCGATATTTACTGCGTAACGCTGGCCTATGCCCCTTACGAAATCGCATGGGCTGACCTTTCACCCGACCTTCCGATGCGTCGTTGTCCGGTGAGATCGGAGCCGGCAGGCCGCAGCCGCACTGACAGAGCGCAGTCACGGCTTCACCTTCCCGGCCTTCGTCTTGAGCGAGGCCAGTACCTTCGGCGCGGTGGAGCTGAGATACCGTCGAAAGGCCTCAGACGACTTGTTCCACGCCTCAGAGAACGCTGGCATGCCGTTCGCGGCAACGCCTTCAAGGGCGGCGAACCATGCGTCATAACCGGCCGGCGCTTCAGGGCCTTCCTTCTGTGTGGCGCTGTTGCCGTCGTCATCGTCTTCCCCGACAGCCACGTTGAAGATCATCTTGAGCAGGTAGCGCATCCCGTAGGACATCGCCGCGCCGGCGGCGTGTGTCTTCGTCATCACGTCGCCGCCCTTGGCCCCTTTACCGTCGGCAGGCATGTCAACGTGATACGTCCGCGCGTGGCCGTCCCTGTGGGTCACGTAACAGAGCACCCGGATCGTGTCTGCAGGCGCACCGTCGCCGGTATCGAACGACAAGCCAAACCCGTTCGACGTGTAGATCGGTCGAATGACGCGGTCCAGCGCCTCGTAGGACGCATACCGGCTGCGGGTTTGGGAGTTGGCTGAGTCCGTGGCGACGGGCCGCATAGCCGTCTGTGCGGCCGACATGGCGGCATTGAACGCAGCCTCAGCCTTCCTGGCTTCGCTACGTTCCCACATGGCCATGAGGCGCTCGATCTTCTCTACGGAGGCGGCCGGATCCCGGGCGAGACGTTCGAAGAACGCGAGCGTGGCGTTCTGCGGCGCGTCCTCGCGCGTCACTAACTCCCGTTCGCCGGCGGCCAGTAAGGGCGAGGCCATCAGCGCACCCGTCCTTCGCTCTGAACTGGCTTCTCGCTACCGCCTATTTCACGGCCAACTGGAAGAGCGGCGAATGGTGGCGCGGCCATGACTGGCGCGTCGCTGATCTTGATCAGCCGCTTCACGTCAACCCAGCGGCCGTCAGGCATGTCCGGTTTGTCTTTCGCGACTGGCGGACGCACCACGCCCTGAATGCAGCCGTAGAGATCGAAGCTGATACTTTCGCAGACGCCTTCGTAACCCGTGACGACGTCGCGCACCTTGAAACCGAGTAGCGCTAAATGTTCGTTCATCAGCGCACCCCTTCCGAGCGCGATACTTCCCGTATCTCAATGGCGCCTTGTTCGTCTCGTTCCGCCTTGATCGCGCCGACGCCGTCGGCTGACACGCCGTATTCAATGCTGGCAAGGGGGTCGGTGTCCTTCACGCCGAGGAGTTGCATGGCGTGCTTGAAGTCCCGCCAGGTTGTGTTCGTATAGGCGATCCGCAAGGGCGAGTACACGACGTGTGCGATCGCGTTCGCCACTTTCAACCCTTCAGTAACGGGATCGGGTTGTGGTAAAGTCTTCTCTGTCATTCGGGTGTCCTTAAGGGCCGGCGTTGCACCGTCGGCCTTTTCTTTTGTCAGTTCGACGCGTGCCGGTCGTAGAGAATGAACGCGTCCGGCGCCCACTCGCGAGCGGTCTGTTCCGCGGCTTCCGTGTACGCCCGCAACTCCTCACGGTTCAATTGCGTCAGCGACGACTTCCCTTCCGGCATACATTCGGCCTTTAACAGCAAGTGCGCTTCGTGCTTGTGGTAGCCGGTGTCTTCAGAGAACGGCTGTACGACATGGCCCCAGTAATGTTTCAGCTGGCCGTACGTGTACGCGTCCTCTTCAGGCTCGATCCGGATCTTCAACGCGGCGCCATTCCCCCACCGCTTGCATGCACGCAGGACACGTTTGCGGTGAAAGCGTCCGTCCACAATGTGGAGTCGGCCTTCTCGCACGACGGCGTCCACAACTACCGCGCTCATTTACGCTGGCTTGCCTTCCCCGACGGCCTTCAGACCGCTGGCCGTGTGAAACTTGTCGCTGTCCGGCGGGTGCGGTCCAAGCGTCTCAGCCTTCAAAGCCCGCGGTTTCCGCTTGGGCACGGAATACTGTTTGAGCAAGGCGATCGTTTTCTCGCGCTCCGCGATCTCCGCCTGCAACTGCTCAATGGCTTTCTCGATCTGCGTCTTCTTCACTTGCCGACCTCTTGAAGTACACCAACTAAAATAGGCGGCGGTGTTGGAATCTCGCGGAGGCGTGACCGCCAGAGATGGAGCACCTTCGGATGTTGGTTGATGTATTCGCTACGCTTCGGATGCAGCTGCATCACGACGTCTTCGGCATCCCAGAACAGATCCTTGACGTAGACCATTTCTTTCCACGCAGGCGTTCGCACCAGATCGGGCTTCGTGGTCACCGATCGTGGGCGCTGCGACCCAGGCCTGTATGCGTGAACGCTGACGTGCTCCCATCCAAGTGCCTCAGGCACGCCGATGTCTTCCGTTCCGTCACTGGCAATGATCGCGAGGCGCCATCCTGGCTCCGGGGACTCGATGTCAAAGGCGCCGTTATTGCCGTCCATGAAACTGCTTCTCATGCGCCCCGACGTCACGCGCGATAGCTCGGAAACGTGGAATGCCATCTACGCGCGCCTCCGCACTGGCTGACCGTTCACTTGTGACATTCCTCGCGAATAATCGTGCGTAGGGTCAATTCAAATGCGCGCTGCTCTGCTGAGCGCCGCAGCGTCTGAGACGCGGCAAGTTGAATGGCCGGCACTGGACTTAACAACCCCGCCACGATGAACCGTTCGTCATGGGGATAGGCTGCCCACAGCGCCTCCAGTTGCCTTCTCCACGCGTCTTGCTTGGCCTTCTGCCGAGCCTTCCACCAAGCCGTGATCGGGTTCATAGCCGCCTCGCATTTCCAACTGGCTGACCGTTCACGCGCTCAAGTCTCAATGCCGTTGTGCCGTGGAATTCGCTGGCAACGACTTGATCACCGGCGCTCGCCGCAAAACTTCCATCGACTGCCAACGGCCGTAGGTCTTCCGCAGCCTGAGTTGGCGTTTCCGCCTCCCATGCGCGGGCTCGCTGGATCGCGGTAATACGAATCATCGGCATCCTTTCCGTCTATGTCGCGCCGATCCCAATAGATCCACGCGAGAACCAGCAGGAAGAACAGGCCGTACGCGAGGTACTCACTCACCGTGACCTCCGTCGATCCCGCCGATAGAAATAGAGGTTGACCGCCGCGCCAATCACCATCGCGCCACAGATCACCAGGAACATCACCGACAGCGCGGCGACGAGCCGGAGCAACAAGGCGAACATGTCGGCGTTACTCATTAGCGTTCCGTGACCAACGCCAGCGTCCCCAGCGCCTCAAGCACCTCGCGCAACGCCGCCCGGCCGTAGCCGTACCGCTTGTTCATCGCCTTGTGAAATTCGTAATGGAACCGTGGAGGCAAGAGCAGCAACTGCACGAGCGACGGACAGGTGCGCGTACCCACCAGCCGCATCTTCTCAACGTTGGAGACGCTGCACTTCCACAGGAACGAGACTTCCTTGTTCGTCAGCCGTGCGCCCTTGCAGGCGTCATCGAACAGAGAGGCCGAGATTTCATGAATAGAATCGGGCGTTGTCGCGTCATCTTCCGAAGATCGGAGTACGGGTTGGGCCTCTTCCGAATTCCGGACTTCCGCAGGACCGAAGGTCAGCTGAGAATCACCGCGTTGTGACTTCACCGGCCAGCCTCGCGCAGCAACCGTTTCGCGTTGAGATACGCCGCGCCCAGACACATGGAGCTGTAGCCCGAGTCTTCGTAGGCTTCGCAAAAGTCCGTGAGCGCCTGGAGGAGATCCGTCTCACGCTGGCTGTGCGTCGGCTCAGGCTGGCGCTTCGGTGGCGCCGGCGGATCCGGAAGGGGCCTCGCTAATGGTGGATAGCCGTACAACATCAGCGGCCTTCGGCTTTCGCAATGGCAGCAGTCACGGCTTGACATCGCTCGTGATGCGGTGGGTGATGTCCAGTCCTCCACGTAGACGGACAGAGCAACGAACAGACGTGTGGCGCGACTTCCTTCAGCGCGACAAGCAGATCGTCATGGCTGTTGACCGCACCGACAACCATGCGCGCCAGCGTGTCGCGGGCGACGTTCTTCTCGGCCCCGTCGGCCGCGAAGTCGGCGTCAGCAATCAACACAACGCACGCATCGGACGCAGATCGGATCACGCCAGCGCCGGAATGGCGCCACGGCAGGCGCGCGAACGTCTCAAAAGTCTGATACTTCCGCCGCGCAGCCCGTCGCTCTTCTTGCAAGATAGCGATCCGGCGGTCGATGTCCTCGATCGTGCTCGGCTGATCCACGTTGTCACCGTTGGTCGGCGCGGTGACGCGCGCGTTAGTGTCGGACTTCGTCGCGTTCATACCGCCGCCATCTCCACCGCGAGACACGCGGGGCAAATCGTGTGGGAAGTCTCAGCGTCAGGACTGCCCTGTTCCAACACAAGGCCGCACCATGAACACTGAATACGGAAATGCAAGCCGGCCTGCAGCGGCGCGTCGTGCTGCGTGGGCGCGACATTTCGGCCGGACTCATCCACTTCCCCGATCTCCGCTTCGAGGTGATCGAGGAACTGATCAACCGTCAGGTGTTCACAGCCGCAGTCGCAGGCCGTCACTTTGCGTCCCATCCGCCGAGCAAACCAATGGCAATAAAGCCGAGCGCGAGCAGGCAAAAGGAAATCATCACTTGAGTCTCCAAACTGGGATTGGGGGAGCGCCGGGCTGTAAGAAGAGGTAAACGTAGCAGTTAGCGCCACGCTTAGCGATCAGAGCATCTATTACACGACCCTGTGAATAGTGCTGACTGAAATTCTTAGGCATTTTAGGCAGCCGCCCCAGAAGGTTCGTTTTTCGTGGACTTCCGACGTTTCGGTGTGCGTGTTTCACCCACCGGATAGCGCTTAGCCTTGCCCCATGCCACCAGTTGCTGCACCGGGACACCGGTAATGTCTGACAACGCGATCGCGACGGCGAGACGGCAGGGCCTCGAACGGCGCAAAACGTTTGACAGGCCACCGAGCGTGAGTGGCAATCCCTTGGCCCGCACCATGGCGGCCAGCTCCGTGATGTTGGTACCCGTGCGCTCCAGCCATTCGGCCACGCTCTTGGCTGGCGGGTTGAGCGTTAGCGTTTTCCTAACCATGTGTAAACTGTATATCGGCACTCTACACAGTGTCAATAGGCATTATTAGCCTTTCCCTAAGCCTCCGCACTCTTTCCGTGCAGCCGTGGTAACTACCCCGTGCAACATGGCGCACGACAAGGATTTACCGGAGCGGGTCCGGCTCCGCACGAAAGAACTATTCGACCGGGAACGGCACAAACCACGGGCCTACCAGCGCCGAACGCAGAAGGGCCTCGCTGGAAAGCTCGGGATCGAGCCAGGCACCCTTTCTAACGCCCTCAACGGCCGCGATTCGCACGCGATCCGTCTAAAGCATGTGGACGTCATTGCCGAGTACTTTGGAGTGCCGCCGGCCCTGCTGGTCATGCTACCGAGCAACACGCTGCACGAATTGGCACCGGACGAAGTGCGCTTGATTGCACACTGGCGCGACTTCCCGCTCGACGTGCAGGAACGGGTCATGGCGATGTTTGATTACTTTGCGGGGCTGCTCCCGGAAGAAAAGGAGCAGCGCCGCTGGTGGATTAAGGTCTCACGGATCAGGAAGCCCGTCCGATCGCCGGTATATCGAACAGGCGATTGATGACGTGTTGCGCGCGCAGCGCACTGAGCGAGGCGGAGATGCGCCGCCCGCTGGGAGGGGGTCATTCGACGCCACAGCATCAGCCATTCGTACGCGGCCGGATCGACGGATACGGTAGCAGGCGTGAAGGGAACGACGACGCGAGGCCGAATCATAGGGGAAGCCTCCGGAGAACGACAGTCTAGGGCCGTCCGTAACAGGCTTGCAAGTACCAGCGCTGTAAGTTTGCACGTCGAAATGCGCTCGTGTGAATCCGACACCGCGTCACCTCTCCGGAAGACTTCTCGCCTCGCGCTCGGTCACTCGGCTCACAGAGAAAGCATCACCCCATGAAAGCACTGCCTGCGCTGCTCTTTGTGTCGTTGCTCGTCGCCGCCTGCGGCGTGTTCCGCACCGATGCCCATGTGCGCTCCGATACGTCCTGGTCCGGATCCTTCGACGGCACGACGGTGGACGGCCGAGGGAATCAGATCATCTCGCTTGGCTACGGCTCCGGTCCTAAGTGCGCCTCGGTCCAGAAGCAAACCACCGGCGGCTTCCTGACGGTGGAAATTGACAGCGGCGAGGAGAAAACCACCACGGCGGCGTATGGGGTGGTGACGGTCTGCGGAGGGTAAGGAAGGCGACAGACAGGCCCGCGGCCGCTTTGCTACTATTTTGGGCCGTGTCGAATATCGTCCAATTTCCACCCTCGAGTGAGCCGCTCTGCGGCACGCGCTCGCCGTTGGGCGTCTGCGTCCATGTCTGGGACGAACACGCGGACGTCGGCGACCGCTGTCAGTGCGGCGCGCAACGGTTGCCGGAAAGTGCGCGGCCGTTTCTCGCAGGTGAGGACGCGAATCCGTGAGCACCAGCGTCGATCCTGAATTAGTCAACATATGGCGTCGAGTGCTGAGACTGAGAAGACGAGGACGCGTCGATTTAGCAGAACAGCTGAATGACTACCTTAAGCTGATGATTACTCTGTCAGCACAAGACGACGCGGACGCTGAGCGTATTGCCACAGCAGTCGTGCATGCAGGCTCGGCCATCTAACCGCGCATCTCGCCAGCCGGGGTATCAGCCAACGAGTCCCCAGCAACGATCAAAGGCCGAGCCATCCCTTTGCGTTAATCGGCGTCGCTCGCCTTGCGTTTTTCCATTTCCCAGACCACTGAAAACGTCCCTGGCGTGTTCGGTGCGACCCACGGTATATCGCCGTCCGCATAGTGCTGGCGATCCTCGCTCTCGAATCCGTAGAACGCTTCGAGCGCGGCGAAGTCGCCGATCGGAATGCCGACTGTCCCAGGCGGGTAGTCAGCACCCGCGACGACGGGCGGTACATTCGGGTCGGCGCCTTCCCACGGATTCTGGCCGGGGTGACGGTTGAACCAGTCCTGATCCTGCGAGAGTCCTGGCGTCGGCTGCGCCACCAAGTTCTTGAACCATTGTTCGTCATGACGCAACGTGGCGATGTGGACCAGGCCATCGCCTGGCAATCGGGCATCCCGCGCATGCACCGTTAATTCCCCGGACCAGTTCATCGGATCATGGCGGTACCGTTCGTCTCGCTTGATTTGAAAGAGCGCGATTTCCTCGATCTCGCCATCTTCGCGCACGATGCCGGCAGAGACCTTCGCGAGTGATCCGCCACGCTGTGTGGCGATCACGATCTCGGCGGGATCGCCCACGGTCGACACGACGCGGACGCCGTTGTTCCGCGTTTCGATGAAGCCGAAAGCTCGATTCTCATAGTTGCCTCGTCAAAGACGCACCAGGAAAATCACCATGTGGTCCGTGCCGTCGTTGCCGGACCAGCAGGCCCATTCGCCAGTCGGGTCAAGGGTCGCGCGCGTGTGTTTCCAGTACCGTTCACCGCCACCGCTCGCATTCAGGTCCGTCAAGCTCGGCGCGATCATCCAGGCATCGTCACGGCCCATCGTCTTCGCCACCAGTCCGTGCGCCGAGTCACTAAATAAGACGCGCTGCCCATCAGCCTGTCCAGGACGCGCGTTGCAGTGCGAGACGTAGCGGGTCATCGGTGCCCAGCCGCCCCACGCATACACCACCCCTTCATCGACGGGCCCCTGTTCCGTGAACCGCCAGCGCCGGAAGACACCGCCCGGATTCGTTTGATCATCCTCGCCGACCATGTAGCCCCAGCCCATATCGGAGTGCCCGACGGCGAGTCCTTTATCCGTGATCGTCCACATGCGACCGGATGACAAGTGCACCACGCGGTTGTCCGCACCCTCTTTGATTAATAACCATTCACCGCTCTTGTCGATCTGGCACTCGTCATAGCTGCCTGCAGACGGATACGTGGTGATGCGCCCCTCTCGGGAGACGGCCGCGCCGCCGTCCATCGTGCAGGAATGCGACCGCCCGTCAGCGCTCGAGTGACATTGCGTAATGGGCACTGGCGCCGTCACCACCTCGCGGAGCTCGCCCGTCACGACGTGATAACTGAAGAGCACATTCCCAGAGGGGAAGTAGAACAGGTCGGGATCTGAGAAACTCCAGTAGCAGAACTCCCCGGTGTTCGGTGGCAGGGGCAACGTCTCGCCGCGCGACACAACACCTGATGCCTTGTCGACATAGAACAGGGTCAGCGCATCGGCGAGGCTCACCAGGACGCGCAGCATCGCCTGACCAGCGTGGTTGTTGATGACCGGCCAATACGCCATCCCCACCGGCCGCGGACGGTCGCTGTCGGCCGTGACGCGGATCACCTGTCCAGAGACGCCGGTCCCTACCGCCGGGCCAACGGGTGGCAATGGTGGCACCCCGATCGGCCCAGGCGCTGGCTCCGGAAACGTGAGCCCAGTGCTCGCCTGCCATGACCAGGCATCCCAGATTGGGCGCAACCCGCTCGGTGTGATCAGGTAGACGACGCTGTTCCCGTCATCCTGATCGGCGAAGACCAAGTGCCCGTCGCGCGTGCGGAGTTCGGCGCTCATTTCATGACCCATCGATACAGCAGGACCGCGGCCAGCATCAGCACACTACCTGTCACAGCGCCGACCAGGAACGTGGCGGCCCATGGATTCACCTCACACCAGCAACGTCAGTACCCAACATGCCAACCCGGCTGCAACCAGATTGACCCGTGCGCTCGGCGCACCCATCGCCGCCAGCGCAAAGAGCAAGAACGACAGGATCAGCAAGACGAGATGCAACGTCACCATCGTGTGGTCTCCTTACGGTTTGTTCATCGGTGTCGTCGGCGGTAAGCCTGCCGCGACACGCGCTTCCGCCAACTGCGTCGGCACACTGAACACACGCACAAACATGGCCAACGCGGCATTGACCAAGGCCATCGTCGCCACCATCTGGCCCTGCGTGAGGGTGAATCCGAACTCGATCAGCGCAATCAGCAGCGTATTGACGAACGCACTGATCAGGGCCGGTTCATTCAGTAAGCGCCGCCAGCCGGTAATCTCGTTCATGTCACCCTCCCTTTAATCGCGGTTGCGCGGGTCCGTCCGTCGATTGCGTCCGTCCCACTGGCTCTCGTGCTGCCGCACTTCGAGTCGGCCGAGTACGTGGCTTAAATCCGAGACGACTTTGAACAACGTCGATTCCCATCGTTCCATCCGTGTCGCATGATCCTTCAACGTCTCCGCATGCGTTTCGATCTTGAACTCGAATTCGGAGACGCGTTTATCCAGCGCGTGAAACATCCGGAACACCACGAAGGCGCCACCTCCTAACACCATTAAGGCGTTCACGATCTGGCCCAGCGAAATAGACCAGTCAAACGTGACGGCCGCGATGAGCAAGGGAGGCATGGTCATGCGAGGAGATCGTGGACATCCCGACACGTGAACGTAATCGTGAGTCGATCCAGATCGACTTCGATCCGTCGCACTTGCACGCGTCTGGCGGTCCACCCGCTGGCGCCCAAGCCTTGAAAGTGCGTCACCTTGACAATGTCGCCGAGCTCCACACCAGCGCCCGCAGACACGGTGACGTCAAACGTGGCCACGGCACGCCCAGATGCGTTCTTCCGCATCGCCAGGCGCTGGGCCGCCACATCGTCAGCGGTCAACGCCTGGCGCACCATTTCCAGTTCGAGTAATTGGGATTCGCGTGTCTCGCCGATGTCACTGATCGAGGTAGCATCCTCCACGGATTGCAGGCCACTTAACCATGGACCATCGAACGGTTCGCGTGGGAGCCGCGTGCCCGTGTCAGGGTTGATTTGCTGCAACGCTGGGACGTAGTTCCGCTTGTAGGCGTACCGGATCTTGTTTTCGACTTCATCGGCCTTGGGATCAATGCTGAAGCTGTCCTTGAGAATGTGCAGGGCATCCGTGAACAGCGTGGCCGCCGATGCCGTGCTCGTGCGATCGAGCATCGTCAGCATCACCTGGCCGAACCGATTGATCCCTAAATCGAAGTCGCCGCTTTGACAGAACTGCGCAATCGCGTCGCGCAGGGTGATCTGTTTGAAGCTGTGCCCGAGCACGAAGGCGCCTTTATAGCCGCCCGCGATCCGGGCTTCGCTCGCGGTCTTCACAGCCGCAAACGACGCCGTATCAAACAAGCTGTACGCACCGAGCGCCTTGATCGCGAGCCAGTTGCCTGTTGCGCTTTGCGCCACTTCGTTATTCAGGAAGTGCAGGAACTGCAACGGCAGCGAGTCGATCGTGTTCCCCGTCGCATCGCCAACCGTTTCACGTCCGCACGGATTGACCAGCATCGGTATTTTTCCGTTGCGCGCGAGATCCGCACCGGGATGTTCCTCCTGGACGAACACACTGGTAAAACGTCTGGGTTCGTCCGTCTCGTAATACTGACCTGCGCCAAACCACCCCGCTTGATGTGGGACAAATATTCGGGTCCCGTATTCGCTGGCGCCGGCTTTCGCGCGTGTCGTCGGGGGATCGCCACTAAAGGGATCTGCGAGGAACACCGCCTGCACGTCATGACAGGCCCCGAGGCAGACGAGGAAGTGATATAGGTTCCCGAGCGCCTCCGCGCCCGTGACCGTGATGCCTTGAACATAGGTGGCGAGCACCGTCCCAATCGGTTCGTCCTCGTCTTCGTCACTGAGCGAGCCGTAACAGAGTTGCACGGGCGTATCGAGCACCTTGTCAACCGGCGTCCGGTCACTGATCTGGTTGGACACCACATACGACGGCACAAGTCGTTCTTGCGCAAAGGCTGACAGGGCAAACGTGAGCGCATCCTCGAGCACCAGGCGGTATGTGAGATCGGACTCAGGGCGAAAATCTCTGATCACACCGGTGAAGACGGTCCACGGGGTGCCGGCTGCACGGATCGTCGCTTCGTCTGCGGCGTAGACGGTCACGACTTTGTTCAACATGACGCTGGTGGAATGCAAGCCACGGAGCACGCGATCCACGTCCGAGATCCGGATCGTCATCGCGGCGCTTTCGATCCCGCCGCGTCCGTCCGTCAGCCCTCTGGCCGTACGCCCCCACGACAGCACCTTGGGTTGTTTGTGCGCCGTCCAGTTGATCGCCACGTCCGAGAAGCGGTACGTCGTGGCGCCGACGGTGAACTCCAGCCACTTATGAATGGCCGTGGCGGTAGCCAGTGAGGTGCCGGCGGCCGGGTTCGTCCCTGACGCCACCGTCCCGCCACCGGCACACGCCGAGGTGCTCGGGGGGGGATCGGGGCTGACCGTGGCTGACCACGCCCATCCGTAGACGGTGGCGCCTGCTGGAGCCACCACCGCGCCGAGAATGGCCCCTCCGGAGATCAGCGCCTTGACCGCTGCGCCGGTATCGTTGACGCTGTTCCATCCCTGCGAGTCATCGCCGCCATCGGCGACGTTGTTCGGGAAGGTCGTGCTTTTGTAATAGGACACCCCGCTGGCGCTGTACTCCTTGGCGAGAAGAAACCCGGGCGTGAACCCCAACCCCGAGACAACGTCATCGACCGCCGTGCCTTGGAGCGTGAAACTCCCGAAGCCGGTCGCCAGAAATGCTGCGTTGGCCTTGAACGCCACATACCCGTACGCGTTGGTGTTGGTGTTGACGTTCACCGACGTGCCCACGACAAAGCCCGTCGCAGCAAAGGACTGGATCATGTTCGCGCCAGCCACCGAATTCCGCAGGGTAACCGAGGAGTCCCCGACAAACTCCGAGGACCGATACACCTGCGAGATGCCTTGCACCCAGACGTGGGTCGGTTGCCATGCGTACCCGCCAGCCACCTCGATCAGTCGATCGTCTCCGCCGGTCCCGGTATAGGTACCCACTCTGATCAAGTCGTTTGTCGCCGATATGTCCGAACATACGATGGCGATGTACTTAGTTCCGGATGTGTTGACTTTTCCAAACGCATCACCAGCGCCAAGCGTGAAGCCATCGGCCGTGAGGCTGGTGATGAAATTCGCGGACGTCCCCGCCGTACCATCCAGCCAACTGTTCGTCGCATCAGCCGACGTCCGCACCACGGGCGGCGTGGCCGTGCCGGCCCCGGCAGGCAGCACGGGATAAATCCAGACAGCCACGGCCCCAACGTCGAGCGGAAAGTCCGTGAGGATTAGTCGCCCAACCACGCCGTTGCCGGTGTACTCGATGACCTGATGGTTGAGACCCTCTGCGCTTGGAGCAGCTGCTACCTGCGGTCCGTAGTAGATCAGTTTGACCTTTGCGGTGAGCGTGCCAGCGTTCTGCGTCGCCAGACGCGCAGAGATACGAGACGTTGCATCCAATCGGTGCGGCACGCAGAACAGCGTTTCGCCGAATACGCGATCCTTAGGCCCAGACACGATGCGCGTGAGCACGGTCTCGCTTCCAGCACCACCGATGCCGATCTCCAGGACCAAGTCCTCGTTCGACACCATCGTCGGCCGATACACCGAGACGCCGACGATCCGCACACCCGCTGCGAGTGCGGGTGCCACCTCCGTCCAGCTCCCGAAGGTCCAACTCGTGGAGGACACGATCGAAACAGGGTCCGCGGCGGACGGATAACATTGCTGTGGAAGCGTGGTGACCTGATCAGATCCGATGCTGCCCTCGTAATAGCCTAGGGACGCAGTCCAGGCCAGCGTGCTCGTGCCTTGCTTGCGTAGCCGGATGGCGACGCGGACGCCGGCCGCGATCTGTATCGGGATGCCGAACTCAACATAGAAGGAACCCTGGGTCCAGTTCTGCTCCTTGGCACCGGCCAACGTTCCGACGACCGCCTCACTGCCAGCGCTGCCCACGCCGATGTCGGCCTCGAAATGAAGGTCATCAGCTGTATTTGTGGCCTCAAATAACGTGACGTTCCGGAGATACCAGATGCCAGGTGTCGATGCCGAGAGTTCTACCCACGACGAGTTGTTCCAGGCCGTCCCGCTCGGCGTGATAGACACACCGTCAGCGGCAGATGGAATCGCTTTGAGCACCAACGAGGTCGTGATGCTCATATCGGCATTTGATAGGCGTAAAAGAAGACGCGGGCGTTGTTCACACCCGTCTGTTCATGGCGGACACGCGCCGCAATTCTGGAGCTCGACGCCACGGTCGCGTACGCAGGTTTCAGCAGACCTTGTTCAATACCCCCACGCGTACTCGCAAAGCGTGTCGCTCGATGCGTCGCGATCACCACCTCCGACCCAGCCCCACCAACGCCGAGATCGACTTCGTACTCGACCGACAGGCTTGACATCCACGCTGCGATGCCTGTAATTGCGTAGGCATTAGAGCTCGATGCGACCAGCGTCGTCCACGCGCCATTCGTCCAGACACCGTTCGTAGGCACGTCAACAAATGCGCCACCTGGCGTCACGACTGGGAGCACAAGGCACGCGTTGACCGTCGCGGTGAACCCCGGCAACCCAGTGCCATCGTAATAGACCACTCGTACGCGCGCCGCCGTCGCCGCCTCGCCACGAATGCGTGCCGCCACGCGCACGCCTGACCCAACGTTGTCGATCGGGATCGGAAAATAATACGTGCGATCTTGTGGGCTCGTCTTCATGACCGTGCCCACGACGACCTCGGACCCGGCACCACCGGTGCCGATGTCTACTTGCATGCTTGCCGGGCCGTCGCTGATGTAGACCCCTACCAGGACGATCGCGTTAGATGTCGACGCAATGACCGTAGACCAGCCAGAGTTCGTATAGAACGTTGCGCTCGGCGTTAAGGTGATACCCGCAGATCCTGCGGCCGGTGCGATGACTATCGGTGTGGAGACAAATTCGAGCGGCATCAGAGCGCCAGGCCGGACTGGACTTCCTCCACCGCCACCGGCATGTCCACGATCCCACCTGATAGGTCCGGATGGACCCACTGGTACTCTTCTGATCCGTCATCCCCATCTGCAAACTGCGCAAGAAGCGCGTCGTTCTCGTCTTCGTCGGGAATGAACAGCCAGGGCAGGAGCGTGCCCTTGGCCGCCCGGCGAAGCGTGCGAATCGCATTGCGATCCTGATAGAGCAGCGCTTCGCCGGAGAACAGCCGCGTGCGCACGCCCAGCCCGTACTGCAAGCGCTTCCCGTACTCGGTGCGGTGCTGCACGGCCGGATGCAGTTCCTTGTAGGAATAGTCCCACCGGATATTCAATTCCCGTAGCGCCGAGAGCAACACGATCTCGCCAATCGCCACATTCGATGCCGCACCACTGATCGCGATGTTCCATTGCGTGGCCGTGGTGCTCGAGACCGCGCGCAAGTCCAACCAGGGGTTTTTCGAGAGGCCATCTTCAGGAACAGCAGGCACCACCAAGTTCTGCGAGGCCATCCCCGCGTTATTGGTGACGGTGAGGGTCATGCCGTGTAGGTTGTGATTGATCAGGGCGATGGCGGCGAGGAGCTGCGCCACGCCAAACGTGAACCGGATCGTGATCGTGCCGCTCGTCCCTTTGAAGACGACCCCCGGATCAAGGTCATCGATATTCGTGAGCGGGAAGGCGGCATCCGCTGCCCCTGTGGTCAGTGAGGGCGTGGCAACAGCGGTGACGTTATCGACCGGCGTGCCGTAGAGCGGGCCTGGCATCAGGCAATTCCCAGCGCCGTCTGGAGGTCTGACCGCGTGCCGCTGAAGTTCCGACGAATTTCCGTGACCAGGGCAGGCATAAGACGCCGTGCGTCTTGCTCAGGATTCCCGCTGCTCGTAATGGCGATCGCGCCAGGCTGAATGTTCACGGTGAGGCTGCCACCGCCGCCGGCGGCGACAGCCTTCGTTGTCGCGACCGATGCGCCCAAGCTCGGACTGCTGGACGGCCATGACACCTCTCCCCACCGGCCGGCGTTCATCGCATCAATGCCCGCCTTGCCGCCCAACATGGACGTGGCCCATTTACTCAAGACGCCTTCGCCGACTAAGGCTTTGATCATCCGCTCGCCGGTGCCAACGCCACCGACGTACATGCCTTCGTGCGCCGTGATCATTCCGCCGAAATGGCGACCAGGGATGTTCCCAAACGCTTGCTTCAGACGGTGGATGTCAGTGGAGCCGTCCGGATTCGTGTTCTCGCGGAGGAACTTTTCAATGTCGCCCTGGCTCGCGGCGCCACCGCCACTCGGTGATGGCAGATTCGGCAGGTTCTCCACCGCCCAACGGACTTGAATATCAATCGGCTTGGCGATGAGATCGCGCATGTCGGAGACATGCGCGCCGGCCTCCTTCATGGCCCTGGCGATCGCGACCGTCATGAACCCAAAGTCGGTGACACCAGCCCGTGCCGCTGCATCCAACTGATTCGTCAGGTCATGGATCGCCTTGGGATCCGCCGCAGCGTCATGGAGCTTGCTGATGGCGTCTCGCGCCTCATTGAATCCCCAACGCGCAGTTCCGGCCGCGTCCCCCGCCTGATCCCCGAGGTCCTTGGCGGCAGCAGCGGCCTCGTCTAGACGGGTCGCGATCGCGGCGACGGCCGCATCGAACTCCTTCATGGAGCTTGCGTCGGTCAAGGCTTTGAAGAGCGCTTCGTTCTTGTCCAGCCCAAACAACTGATCGGCCAGGTGCCTGAATCCAGAGTCCGGCCCGGTACCCGCGCCGCCGAACTGCTGCAGAAATACATCGCGGGCCGGATTCACTTTCAGGCTCTCTTCACCGCCGCGGAATAATCCTTTCTTCCAGATGCCCCACGCGAGCAGGGCACCCGCCGCAATGCCCCCAGTCAGCGCGATCGTCGATCCCACGCCGATCCCCGTGCCGACAGCCCCGGCCGTTCCAGCCGCACCGCCGCCAGCCGCCGCACCGCCGCCGACCCCACCCAAGACGCCCGCTTCCACGCCTGCCACACCAGCCGCGGCGCCTGTCCCAGCGCCACCAAGACCGATCATGCCGGCGACAGACCCGCCGAGTTGCCCGGTGATCCCACCGCTCCCGCCGAGCCAGGACGAGGCCCCGAGTAACCCTTTGATGAAGCGCCCAATGTAGTCGCTCAGAATGTCACTGAGAATCTTCGCAATGCCCTGCTGAATCGATCGCCAGATGTTCAGCATGGCGTCCTTAAAGCTCGTGGCACCCATAATGATGCTGGCGAATCCGTCGGTGACTGACTGGACAATTCCGGCTTGCAGTTCGCGCAGGCTGTCCCACGTCCGTACCCAGATGTCGTGGGTGTGACGTAAGGCCTCGATCTTGGCCTCTTCGCCAGTGCGCCAATCGCCCACCATCTGATCGACGCGCAGACGATGTTCCTCCGCATAGGCCGCGTATTGGTCGCGTCCGATCTGGGTCGTCCGATCGATCAGCGCCGTCTCTGCCTGGAACTGCCGATTCGCATCGTCAACCGCTGCAGCGAGTCGTGCTTTGGACAGATCCGTTTCCATCCGGTACACGGTCTGCCAGGCGGCGCCATGCTTCTTGGCGGCGTCGATCGCGGACTGGGCCACATCGAAATCAATGTCCTTCTGGATCTTCGCGCTTGATTGACGAACCTTCATCGTGTCGACGATGGCTTCTAACTGCGCTTTCTGGATCGCTTCGATTCGAGACGTCAGATCCTTCATGGTCTGATCGCTCATCTCCGTCGCCAACTTGCGCCAAGCGAGTTGCGTCGCGGCATATTGCTTCGCGAGCTGCATCTGCGCCTCGACGTTGTGCATCACCGCGGCAAAGTCCGCCCGTTGCGCGGCCGTCAGTTTTTTCACCGGCTCGATGAGTCCCAACGCTCCGGCGGTCGACGCCTTGATGGCCGTGGCATGGCTCGCCATCGGCGCGAGCGCGTCTTTGGTGGCCGTGCCATGAGCCACGGCGGCCACTGCGGCGGCATGTCCAGCCACCGCGGCATGGGCCGCTTCCTTGGTGTAGCCCTGCAGGCGCAGCGTCCATTCCGCGATCGTGTTTTTGACCCCTTCGATATTGCCAATCTGCCAGGCGGTCCAGATCGCTCCGATCGCAATCGCGACAGGCCCAAGCGCCAACGTCAGACCGCGCGCCGCGAGTGCCAGCGTGCCCATGCCCACGGCGGCTGGCCCGGAGAACAGCGCGGCGACGGTGGTCGCGGCCGTAATCATTTGCCCCATCACAAACAGGACAGGACCGACCGCGGCCAGCAGCAGACCGAAACCCACGACCACCGCCTGCACGGGCACCGGTAACTCGCCAAAGAGTTGGGCGGCCCGCTCCAGGACTGGGACGAAGGTATTCATGGCCTCAACCGCGGCTTGGATGAGCGGCAGGAGGGCATTCCCCAGCGTGATCCCGACGTCCTTCAATCGATTCCAGAGCAACGTGAGCTGCGACTCGGTCGTTTCGAATCGCTTACGCGCTTCTTCGGTGAGCGCGGAGTTGTCTCGCCACGCCTTGCCCTGCAATTCCAGCGAGGTCCGTAAGAGATCGCCCGCGCCGGATGCGCGCAGCAACGTATCCCGCAGCCGGACTTCTTCGATCCCGAGCGTGGAGAGTGTGCCGATGACGTCCCCGCCAGAGGTCTTGATGCGACCGAGTCCCTCAATGAACGCGGTGACGGCCCCAGCAGCGTCCGTCTTGAACATCTTCGAGAATTCCGCCGTGGACAAGCCAGCGACGTGCGAGAAATTCGTCAGCTGATCGCCGCCCTTGCTGACCGAGGACGCAATGTCGATAAAGACGCGAGAGATCGCCGTGCCGCCGGCTTCCGCCTCAAGGCCCACGCTCGACAATGCACTGGCGAACCCGAGTACCTGGCCTTGTCTTAGGCCGATGACGTTCCCCGCGCCCGCAATGCGCGTGGCCATCTCCAGGATCTGCGCCTCGGTCGATGCCCCATCGTTCCCGAGGGCGACCAGCGTGGACGCAAACCGGTCGGTGTCTTGCCCAGCCGCCCCGAAGATGTTCTGGATCTTGGCGATGCTTTCAGCGGCTTGATCGGCAGTTACGTTGGTCGTCTGGCCGAGCAGGGCCATGACACGCGCGAAGTCGACGATTTCTTTCTTGGGAATGCCCAGGGCGCCGGCGGCCTCGCCAAGCCGGTTCAGTTCGTTGACGTTAACCGGGATCGTCTTCGCGAGGTCGCGGAAGGCCTTCGACATCTGCTTGAATTCGACTTCCGTCGCATTCACCGTCTTGCGGACCCCCGCGAAGGACGACTCAAAATCCATCGCCAACTTCGTCGCCGCGACGCCAGCGCCCACAATCGGCAGCGTGACCGCGGCGGTCATCGAGCGGCCGATCGTGCTCATCTGCTGACCGACACGCCCCCAATCGCGCGAGAAGGCCTGCAGGCCACTCGTGGCCTTCCGGATCCCCGCTTCAAATTGGGCAGTGTCTGCGGTGAGCAGCGCCCGCAGGGTACCAACGACGATGGACGCCACTTAGTGCATATCCCTCTTCTTCATCTGGAGCGTCAGGCCGTACTGCTCGGCCAATTGGTGCAGCACGGTGCGTTGTTCATCAACAGACTGGCGGCGTGGCTGCTGATGCATCAGTAATGTGCGCGGATCTGGGAGCCGATGCTGGTTCTGCGTCAGGACACGGATTTGCTCCATGCGCCACGCCAGCATGATTTGATCGTTGAATCGATCGATGCGCACACGCCGCGCGACTTCGATTTCTCGATACAACTCACACGGCGACATATCCCAGAACTCATCCGGCCTCAGTTCACTGCGACGGGCTTCGATATAGAGCTGTCGCCAGTCGGTGTCTGAGTGACCAGAGGGTTTGCGCTACCCTCCCCCTGTGGTGGCTGGTTAACTTCCATTAGTTGTCGGAACGCATCGAAGAACTTCCCGATGCTGCCGAGATCGTCCAGCACATCACCCGCCTGCTCCTGTGTCTTGATTTCGTCCGCGTGATGTTTCTGGAGCAACATGAACGCGATGTCGCGAATGGCTTCAAAGTCCATCTTCTCGACATGCGCCACGATCTCCGACATCGGCTTTTTGCACTTGCGCTGCAGCGCCACAGCCGCATTGGTGCTCATCTTCAGCGTGTACTCTTTCGTCTGGGGCTGACCGTCCACCGTGCGTGTGGCGGTCAAGCCCACTTCCCCACGTTCTGGATTCGCCATGTGTCACCTATGGAAGTGTGAAGCCCTGGAGTGGCGTGATCTCGGCCGTGAAGTCGCACTTCACATCGACGCCGAGCGCGCCGACCTGGTACTTCGTGATCACCCCGCGAAACGACAGCACAATCTGCGGCGACACAGGCAGGTTGATCTTGAAGTTGTTCTCGATCACATCCCGCCACAACACGACCAGATTGCGTGTCGCCGTGAACCCGTCGCCACCAGCGCTCTTGTGCTCGCCGTGCCCAGGGCGATAGTTGCCCTGGATCTGAAACGGCCCGCTGTCCCGCAACGTCGCGAGTTTTTCCCGATGCCGATCCGGGCTACGCAGATGCGTCTTTTCCAGAACGCCCGTGGTCCAATCGCCGGGCGTGATCAACGCGATGTCCGCCATCGCGACAAAGAGTTCAGGCGACCCGGTCGCCTGTCCCACAAGCAGCTCGGCGCCGTAGCCGATAAAGGCTTCGCCTGCGTAATAGGTGCCGGTCACATCAGACATGTGCGTTACTCCTCGTTATCGAACCGTTGCCGTACTGCAAAAGAAAAGGGCGCCCCGTCGCTCACGGTGTAACCCGTGAAGACAGAGCGCCCTTTCTCTGCAGCCCTTGTGAGTGTCGCGCCCGTGGACTACGGGGATTCGGCCGGCCAGCCTAGCGACACTGCCAAAAGATCGTTTATGTCATGCGCGGTAATGCACTTGGTAATCTTGTCGCACTCGTACTTCTCGCCGTTCCTCGGATTCAAAATCCACACTACGATCGACGCGAAAGATACCCTGAACCGTAAACGCGGGGCTGCCTAACGTGCCGCGCCAGCCAGACAACCCCGATCCCGCATCGTCACCGTTGACCGCCGCAGCCAGTGCGAGCGCCGCCGCATAGGCATCCGCGCCTGAACTTGCCGCTGCCCAGCAATCAACTTGCACCCGCGCTGGCCCGCTGCGATTGCCACCACGGTGATGGTAGTCGCTCACGTCATCAACCAACTGCACGCGGATCGACGGCTGATCGGTGTGCTGTTGCACGACCAGCATGTAGATCCGATCCCCGACCAGCACCGTGACGGCCGCGATCTGGGATAACCGCGCAATCACGGCTTCTTCGGGACTCACAGCAGACCACTTCCACCGCCGCTCTGCACGGGCGCTTCCACGGTGGACGAACGGCGTATCCCACGCGCAGCCAGCGCCGTCCACATCGCCGCGCCGATGATCCCCAAAGACGTAGGCGCGAGTTCATCAAACGCCGGCCGTGCAAACGGCCGTGCCGCCAGAAACTTTGTCCCGAGCTCGAGAAACGATCCGTAAAAGCCGGCCTTGCTCGGCCCAACGGCGACGGCGGTTTCCTGCACGTCCGTTCCGCGCGCGTTGCTGATCACCATCGCATCCCGCAGATCCGGCTTCCCTGGCTCAAACGGCGCCAAGCGCGCCATCCGCGCCCGCATCGGTTCCGCCGCGTCCACGAGCGCTTCGCGCTGGATCTTCTTGGACACCCGCTGCGACAACGTCGCCAACGTCTTCGCGAGTTCCGATCCGCCTTCAAACCGGACGGTAATCACCCCATCCTCGCCAGGGTTGACAGGAGCACACCCGCTTTGCGCCCGATGGTTTCCGCCGTGACAATGTCGTGCCGACGGCCCTCATACGTAAGTAAGAAGTTTTTGGGCACTTCCACGAGATCCGGATCGATCTCTGGCCGGTAATCCACTTCCCAACGTGCGGTATAGGGTGCCGACAGCTGCGCCGCTGCGAATAGTTCCTGGCCGTCCACATCGGTTTGGTGCGCCCACATCGCCAGCCGAGTTCCGTCCGTCTCGATCGGGAATCCGGACGGCCCAGTCGATCGGATAATTGGCACCAGATAGACGTACCGATCACGCTCCCCGGACCCTGCCGGCTGATTCGTGCGGACAGATCGGGTGAGCGGCATTAGGCGGCCTTTCTCGCCCTGAGACAGCCCCGTAGCGCATCGATCACTTGGCCTACCGCCAACCGTTCCATGACCTTCGCGCAGTGGTCACAGGGCAGCCAAGAGCCGCACGGAGGCCCTTCAGCCAGGACCGTCTGCAAGGGATAGCCAGCCATCACCTCTGGATCCATACACCCGCCGAAGATCGTCACTTGCCTGACTCCGAGCGCTGCCGCCGCATGACACATCCCGCTTTCCGACCGCACGTAGGCGTCCGCCCCAGTCAGCAACCCGCACGCCTCTCGGAACGTGGCTTCTTCGGGAATGGCACCCGTGACGAGCTGCACGGAGTCTTTGTGCGTGTGCTGAACGAAGGTCAGATCCGGACAGGCGGCCACGAGCTGGTTCCACTTTGCCAGCGGCCAGCGGAAGTTCTGATGCTTGGTAAACGGTTCAATCAGGATGTACTTGCCGTGCTGTTTCCGCGCCTCTTTGCCACGGGCCAGTTCCGCGTCCGTCAGGTAAATCTTGGCGACGTGGTCGGCGCACCGAAACGATTTATCAAACGTCCAACCCGTCTCTTTGGAGAACGGATACACGATGTAGGGGCGACAGTTCGGACCGTTGCGCACCTTGCGCACGACTTCCCCGCGTGCAACGTCAGACGGCCGCGCGAGGATCGGATTGTGATCCCAGATGTCATGCCAGCGGGCATACCCGTTAATGTCGCAGATCGCTATCCGCGTCGCCGGATCGGCGTCGTACAGCCTCTGCGCTTGGCCCGCCGCGACTATTTCGTCACCGACGCCGATGGCACACCTTCCTTGATTCGAGAGGCCGAGAGCATGGCCGCGCGTTCCAACCGCCAGTCTTCGGCGTAGTCCACGTCTTCAAAGCCTTCATGCCAGGGACCGCCCTGCGTAAAGTGGAGCATCTTGGCGTCGTCGTTCTTGGGGTATTCCCCGACGAGCCAATTCCACGAGAGCGACAGTTCCCCGATCTCCGCTTCTGGCACCCACTCGAACCGATGGAGCTGCAAGCCCGTCGCGGTATTCACATAGTCCCGTGTCAAGGCCTTGCACATCGGGTTGTTAAACACCATGAACGAAGACCAGTTCTTGCGGTAGTACGCCGTCTGCGGCTGGTTTAAAAACTTCACCGTGGAAGTCGGCGTGTAATCGTGCTTGCACACGAGGACCGCTTTGGCCCGCTGCGACAGGACGTCTAACATCAGATCAGCGATGTCGACGCGGCACAGCATGTCGCAGTCCATGAAAATCGAGCGGCCTTCGTAATTCGACAAATAGGGCACGAGGAATCGCGTGAGGGAAAACTCCGTCGACTCGAGCGGACCCCGTTCGCGCCGATACGCGCCGCGTCGTAACGACGCCAACACCAGCGGCGTAATCGTCAGCGGTACCGAGGATCGCGTGATTAGCGAATGCACCAGCGTGTGATACGCCACCGGTTCCGCGCTGTCGTAGCCGATAAAGATATTCATGCGGCCTGCTCCTCCGCAGCGCGGATGTGGCGCCACGCCTTGCCGTCGAGCATTTCCTGAATCGTGAATTGATTGGCCGCCAACGCATGCAGGAACGATTCACGATCTGCGGGATAGATCGGTGCCTCAATGTTCGACAGGTCCGTCAATCCCATGCGCACTGTGGCCGCAAACGGCGCCAAGGTCACGCATGGCACGCCAACAATAAGGCCATCAATCGCTGCCGCACTACTGAACACCACAACCGCCCACGCGTTCTTCAGGTCGTTGCTGATCGGATTGAACCGCGCCTGATTCTTCCAGCGGACTCGAATCTCGCGATCGGTGTGCTGCCGAAGTTCCGCTTGCACGGTGCGCAGCCACTTCGCCGCATCAATCCCGTGGAGATTGAAATAGACGTTGGAGTTCGGGCAGATGAGAATGTGCCGACCGGTCTTGCGCCACGGCTGAATGGGTCGACGGAAGGCCTCGAAGCGCCCAGCGGATCCGGGCCCGGTCCCATCGTGCTGATACGCGTTCTTGGTGATTCGGTAGTACTTGCCACGGCCCAGATAGCCGTGATCTCCATAGATCCAGTCCACTCCAGCAGCTTGGGCCATTCGCAAGACTGGCCACACCGGCGGCGATCCAAACGCCGCGACCGGACCATCGAACAGATAGTCGAGATCGTCCGTGATCGTCCCGCCGCACCCCTTCGCAAAGGCGTAGGCAAACATCGGCGACGTTTGCTCAGACGGCACGAAGTAGGAGACCGGGATCACGCCGCCCTCATTTTGTAATCGTGCAATGGTCGACTGAACCGTGGTTGGACTATTCGCCGAGCATTGACGATGCCTACTGGCAAGATCGGACTACTCAGCGACGGGATGCTCGCGGTCATGGCAGCACGTCCTGAAGCGTGACGCGTGGAAACGCCTGCAACACCGTAAAGCGAGATGCGTTTAACACCTCGACGCCAGCGGCTTTTAGCGGCTCCGCGATCGACGCGAAGCGCATCAAAAAGATCGGATACGGACTGGCGACGTGTCCAGGATGAGGACCGAACCAATTCGCACGGTCAGGACCGGCCCACATGTCGAAGCCGAGCAGAATGATTTTCTTGACGCCGAGATGAAACGCCAACCCGAGCGCCTGATACCCCGAGTTATGCCCGGTGCGCAGTCCACTCGGATCCAGCTCAAGCCCGTCGTGGCCTGTGTTTCGCAAGACCTGAACACCAGGCCATGCTGTCGTTTGTGGCTCCAGTGCGTACTTCAACCCTTTGAAATCAGGAGCGCCTTTCTCATAGGCCCAATACTTCCCATCACAAGCAAATAACGCGTCCGCCCACGGCGCCAACGGTGGGAACCCTGGCAGGCTACATGCGCCAGCCTCTTTGATCGCAATCACTTTCGCTTTCCCACGCACGTAGTCAACGTCCTGCTGATTAAGGCTTGGCCCACCGCCAAGAATCACACACGTCTCGCCGAGCCACAGCTTTGGTACCGTGGCGGTCGTCACGAGGCGTGGCGGGTTCTGTGTCATGCAATCACCGGCATCCGCGTGCGATTGAGATACGCGACGATCGCCGGCGATAACGATCCCCGTTCGCGTTTCGGCTCGTCGACGTCATCGCCCCTGAACCTGACCAACTCCGCACACTGCAGGAGAATCGCGCCGCGCACGCGTTCGGGGACGGTCTCTTCGGTCCACGCGTCCATTTCAGCAGCCCACTCCGTACTTCGACTCTCGTCCAAATAGTCGATGATGATGTCTTGCGCCTGCGTGAGCTTCATCCGTAGATCGTCGTCTTCATGCGAACCACTCAACCGCAGATGCTTCTTGGCTTGCTCCAGCGTCACGAGGTCTTCCATTACTTCGTTCTCATGATCGGCAGGGCATTCGATTGTGTCGCCCGTGCATCTCTGCCATCGCGGCCCGCTTTCACCGCCAACCGCCACCCGCCTGATCCATCCCCAGGCTTTTCGCTCTCGATGTCCTTTTGTGCGATATACAATCCGCCGCCGAACGACACTTCATCGCCGCGTAAATATGCGTCGCCCTGTTTGTAGACGCCGCGATCCACGTGGCCAGGAACGCGCCCACGCTTGATCTGATCCCCGCGCGCAAACTTCAGCGACAGACGGCCGTGCTCGTCGTACTCGAAGTCGAAGTCGTCAAATCCAAATCCGTCCTTACCGTCGAGCGGTTTGGGAAATTTCGCCACTTCTTCAGCAATAACGCGCACGACGTCCGCGCGATCGACATCGCGGCCGACCACTGTCCCGACATTCTTGGTAGACCCATCTGACATCGTCATCACCAGATGCCCGTCACGATCCACGAGTGCGCTCACGAGACCGAGGCCGTCTTTCCCAGCGATCGCGCGTGGCAACGCGTGGACTGCCTTCGCCACTTCCGAAGTGATGAGCGGGGCCACGTCGTTCACCGTGACGCTGGATCCGTCCTTTCCTGGAAGGCCCGGATCGCCCTGTTCGCCTTTCACACTCTCGCCATCTTTCCCGTTTATGGGAGGCGGCAGCGCGCTCACCGCCTTGGCAACTTCCGCGACGATCAACGGGGCCACATCCTCAAGCGTGACGCTGGTGCCGTCTTTACCGGGATCCCCCTTGATGCTCTCGCCGTCTTTCCCTGGCTCGCCGGGTTTCCCTTGTTCACCGCGCTCCGGCCTCACGAGCGGCATCTCTTTCATTTCCATCACCGCTACGCGGTCCCGCAACGCATTGAGATCCGCCCACCGTGCCTCAAGACCCATCACCTGTTCAGCGAGGCTCGTGACCTTCGCGAGCACTGGCCGAATCGCCGTCTCAAACGCCAGCACGACCGTCTCCGCCATCGCCTCAGCGCCAGGCGGCATAGAGCTGGCGCTCGATCATCTTGCGGTGGAGGGCTTCGCCGAAACTCGCCGCCAGATCCGCCTGAGGTTCGTCATCCAGCGGTGGCACTGGCTGCACATTCGTCGCCGGCGCAGGGGTTTGATCGCGCCGATCTAGCGCGGCCAGGGAATAGTTCTGCTGCTGCAGGTACGGCGTATCCCCGCCCTGCTTCGGCTTCAGGTTCATACGTTTGCGCGATTCGTTCGGCGCCTTGATCCCGGCGCCGACGGCTTTGCCTTCCGAATCGATCATCGCGGCCGTGTCCATGCGCAACAGATCATCGAGATCGAATTCCGTGCCGTAAGGCTTCGGCAGTTCCAACCCTTCATCGAGGCACAGTTCGATCGATTCCACGGGATGCTGCAGCGCCTGCTGGTAGTACTGCTGGTTCAGGGCTTCAATGTTGTTGTAGTTCGGGGGAGGCCCGACGCCAATCATGTAGGGGGGCACGTGGAACACCGAACACACGACTTCGGCCGTCCACTTCAACTGCTCGATCAACTGCGCGTCCACGTTGCTGATCTTCAACCCTTCGGCCGTCATGCCATCGCTGAGCACCGCGACCTTGCCGAAGTTGTCGCCGCCGAAATTCAGATCCCATGCGGCTTTGATGGCGTCCGCTTGTTCCTGTTTGATCTGCCCTGGCACGGTCACGACCATCCCAGGCACGGATCCATTCGCGAAAAACTTGTACGAATTGTTCTGAATCTTCAGCCCTTGCAAGGCCGCGAGCCCGCACGCGTGAATGGGCGAGACCCCGATCAACGGGTGATAGAGCGCGCACATGATGTCGTGAATGATTTCCTTCGCAGGAACGGTGTTCTTGATCAGGTCGTCATCCGGGATCCCGGACAGATCGTCCCGCTTCAACTGATAGAACACCGCACCATCCGGAGCCACGAGCGGCGTGACGCGCATCGGATCGAGGATGTAGAGCGCCGTCACCACGCCCCGCTGATCCCGTTGCTTCAACGCATACGTATTCCCGTTGATCAGTTTGGAGGTCATCCACCATTCAAAGAACTTGATCCGGTTCTGGTAGCGATTCGGCTTGCGCAGCACCGGAGAGAACGCCGCGCTCTCAACGGGTTCCCAAATGCCGTTCTCGTCCTCGGCCACCAACCGCAGGCACATCTTGGAAATATCGCCAGCGATCAAAGAGATGCACGCATACACGGCGTGGAACGTGAGAACCGTGTCGACGTTGATGTCCACATTGCGCTGCCACGCGCCTGAAAAACTCTCACGGATCACCGGCCACCATGACCCGCGAGAATTCAACGGCTGCAACGTCTGCTGTGCCTTCGTCTGCAGGCTGAGCGTGGTGCCGGTAAAGCGATCGAGGAAGGACATTTACTCGGCTGGTTTCCGCGTGGCTCGAGGGGGCGGGGTGTCCCGCACGGCAAACTGCAAGACCTTTTCGATGGTCTCGACCATGTCTTCGTGCGCGAGGTAAATATCGCCCACGTCTTTCGGCTTGTTCTCGTACGTGTGCGGGCGGATCGTGCGCATCCAGACGGTCGGATCTTTCCCGTCCTTCTTGGCCACTAGGCCACCGCCTGACTAGAGCAGGCGTGCGCTCTTAGGGCGATTGCACTTCCGATGAGAGAGTTGAACGTTGGCGTACGAGTGCGGCCCGCCTTTGGAGATCGGAATGATGTGGTCGACTTCCCACGGGCTGGCGGGATCGACTGGCGTTGAGCAGATGCCGCATTGACCCTTGTCGCGAACAAAGACCACCGTGCGGCTGATAGTTTCAATGAACAGATTTTTAATTCGAGCACGCCACTCAGCCCCAGATCGGAAGTTGTTTTGTTTGGAGCGTTCTGGATTCTGAATGCGCCACAACGCCGTGCGGCGCCGAGCCGACTCTTTGATGTCAGCGCGCTCTCGCCTGGCATTCTCACGTGCCCTGACATGCTCACGGTTCTTGGCATATCTCTGTCGCGCCATCGCGCGCTCTTTCCCAAGATCCAGTCTCTCTCTGCGTTGCTGAAGAATCAGTTGGCGATTCTCCGCGTAGTGCTTTTTGCGATACGCTCGGAAACTCTCAGGCTTGTTCGCACGCCACTTCGCTTGCTTGAGTCGATTCCGTCCTCGGACGGTGTCAGGCGTCGTTGCTCTAAGTGTTTGTCTCGCTAAGCCACGCCCATCTAGTCGGCACTTCTGACTGCAATACTTCGGCGCTTGTCCTCGCTTTTTCGGTAGCGGTGTCACATCGCCGCAGATCACGCACGCTGCCATTTGCTTCCTCCTGATAAGAAAGCGACCTGATAAAAAGAGCGTGCGCGTCAGCCTGATCAGGGCAGGTATTTCGGCCGCTAAGCCTAGACGCGCACGTTGTGTAAGTCTTTATTTTACAACCTTTTACACATAAGTTGCGGTCGTATACACTACGGCCGTAGTCCGCGCGCGTTTCCAATTTATGAAGCGCTCTGCGCGTAAACCTATCAAGTTCAGTTGCCACAGCGAGATATAGACACTCGATGCCGTCGCCGGTGACGTCGGTGCGGTGTTCATCTCGACACTCGCCTCACGGCTCACATCGATGTTCACACCACCATCATCAGCAAACAGAATCGACTGCGCATGCACGAGTGCGACAACTTGCCCAGCCGCCTGACTCGTCACGACGGGCACGCCGAGAATGTTGCCGCCCTTCGCCGTCAGATCCGGATTAACACGCACGCCGTTAGTGCTGAGCGCGGTTGACAGTGCGAACGCGTTCGCCTCAGACATGATCAGCACGACTTCCGAGATCGGATAGTTCGCCGCCGTCATCAAGGTAATCGCTTTCTTGATGTCGGTGCGCGCGTTGTCGCCCGAGGTGCCGGCCGTGGCGAAGCCGTTCGCGAGGTTGGTGATCGAGGCCGGCGAGACATTCGCCACCGCCGCGATCGTCGGATCGATGAACTGCAGATCGAGGTACTGCGCCATCCCGCGGATCATGTCGTTGCGTACGACGCCTTCCGCCGACGGACTGGAGATCTTCGCGAGCTCTTCCGAGATCACGATGATCCCCGCGGCCTTCGCGATCCCCAGCGTCACGCTCGCGAACTGGAGCTGGCCCACCGGCTTCGGGGCGCCTTCTCCGACCCAGTTGTACGTCCCACCACCGGTCTGCACCGGAATGGAGATGTTGAACGGCACATTCCGCAAGCCTGGAATCTTGCCGATCAGCGTTTCCGGTCGGAGGATGTCGAGGAATTCGTCGACCATCGGCCGGGCCACCGCGAGCGGCGCCGCCCATGCAGGTTCCGCGATCGTGCCAGGATTCACAACGGCCTTCAGGGCCAGCGCGACTTCCGGCGTCTGATCCATCCACTGCTGGTTCTGTTCGACGTAGCGAATCGCATCGGACAGGCTGTTCTTGCCGACGATCTTCGCCATCACGTAGCGGGTGAACGCCGTGCCCTTGGGCACATTCGGCTTGACATGTACCTGTGAGATGCCGGAACGCATCTCGGACGCCTTGGTCTGTGTCGTGATAGGCGTGATCGGCGTCGCGGCCGCGAGGTTGGCTTGTTCAGCCGAACGCAGCCGCGTGAGATGCACATCGATGCTCTTGATCTCCTGCTCGAGGCCGTCGTATTCCTCGGCCTGTGTCTCGTCGAGGGTCACGCCGGTGTCAGCGGCCTTGGCCATCAACTCGGTCATCCGCGCGGCTTTCGGCGCACGCGTATTCGACCATTGCGTAATTTGTTCGGTGATAGTCATAGCTGGCGCGTCCTTGCGCGCTCGGACAACGGGGAGGCCCGTAACGCCGGGCGAGTGAAGGCCGGACGCGGCCAGATCAAGCGATTTGACGTTGAGGATGGTGGCTTGCGCGTTGGCTGGAATCGTGACGAGGCTTAATTCGAAGACCTCCGTCTTGAGCAGCTTTGCGGAGCCATCCTTGAGAACTTGGATCGCGTTGTCGACCACGCGATACCCAATCGAGACGCCCGTGATGAGGCCGGCCTTAATCGACTGCCAGGCCTCATCGACCCGATCTTTCAAGATGCCGGGCTCCTCGATGACCGGCAAGGTGGCCTCAAAGGCGATCCCGGCGGTGGTCGCCGGATGGAAGGTCACCGTACCAACGGGGTGTTTGGGATCGTGATGGAACAGTAGCGGCAGCGGGTTGTGGAACTTCACACCGGCCGGATCGACGATGTCCCCGTGCCGATCTGGTTCTGGTGTCGTCGCCATGCCTGAGAACACGCGTCGTGTTCCATCGATCGACTTGACACGCAGCAGTGCGTAGGCGCGCTGCGGAATGCGCGCCGTCGTGGCGCCAGCCTTCTGCAGCAGCTCCGGCGCCATCCGATAACGAGACCCTGTCCGCTGCGTCGTCGTGATCAGGTCGCGTTGTTCGGCGAGTTTGGTGAGCGCAACGGTGAGCGCCTGATCGATCGGTAGCGCGTCTTGCTCCGCAATGATCTTCGCAAACCTGGCTAATTCTCGGACGTGCGCGCCGCTATAGTCGGCGGTCGCCTTGACTGCTCGGATAACATCAGCCGTGGTGAGGCTGGGGAGCCAGCGATGCAGCATCTGGCTTCTCGCAGCCTCGTTCGGCAGGTCAAACTTCAACACGTCATGGAAACGACCAGGGCGATCAATTAGCGCGGCAGGTAGGAGTTCTGGGTAGTTCGTTGTCATGACCGTGACAACGCCGGCGCTCTTCGACACGCCGTCCATCTCGGTCTTAATCAGGTCGACCGTCGTGTCGTACAACCAGTTATCGATGTCCTCAAAGACGACGACGGATGGGGCGCATTCGCGCGCGATGTCAAACGCCTGCGTGAAACCGCCGAAGCTGCCGCTGTAATGGAAGTCTCGCGAACTGACCCAGATAAACGTGGCCTTGGCTTCGTTTCTGACGATCCGCGCCGCCAGCGTTTTACCAGTGCCAGGCGGTCCCATTAACAGCACGCCACGGTTCTCGAGTGTCTTCCCGCGGGCGTTCACCAATTTCACTACGCGGTCAAGCGCCGCGGCATTCTTCTGCTCAAGGAATAAATCCGCGAATGTCTCGTCAGTCTTCGGCAGGAATTCCCCTGAGAGGGAAAACGCCTCGCCCTTCAGAAAATTGATTTCCTTGGACCGGTGGGTGATTTCGCCGAGGAGCTTTTCTGCCGTGCCAGTAGTGCGCAACCCATAGGCCGTGACGTCCAAGCCATACCAGGCTGCTTGCACTCGGAGGCTGGCGCGCTGACCGTTGGCAACATCCGCCGTATGCAGAAACCGCATGCCATCGACGAGGAAGTCTGCGCTCTGCGTGGAATTCAACTGAATGATGTCGTAGCTGGGCGGCGTCTCTTCCCCGCGGGAATTCAGATTCCGAACGTCGTCAACTGACCACTTCCGCAGAACATCGTTGACAGCCGTGAGAAAGGCGCCCATGCGAACAGCGGGGACGCGTGTCTCCCGCCGTTCGAGATGCTTGATTTCAACTTCGAGGTACTTGGCGACGAGCGCTTCCTCGACAGATCGGGCAGGAAATTGCTCCCCAGCCACGTCGAACGCTTTGGAGAGACGCCGATTCCAGCGCAGTGGCTCGGCTTGACCAGCAGACGGAAATAAGGAGTGCTTTACCGTAGCTTAGAGGCTACGGAGTGACCGACGAGGTACCTATTTTCTGTTACTAAATGCTATTGCCGCGCTCGTCTAGGAGTCGCTTGAGGCCGCGACGAATCGTGTCCGAGACGGACTCTCGGCATTCTTTGGCGAGTTTTTGAGCCCGATCGTAGTCGGAGGCGGCAATACGTAATTGCACATTAGCCGACGGAGCTGTCGCGGCGGCGTCCAACGGAGGACGGCCTGGCTTGGCCATTACCGCACCCCTCCAAAGAACCGGACTTCATAATTCGGCGTCTTCTGGCTGTTGTTCCGTTCCATGACGTCCACTGCCATCACCAATGCCGCCGCGCCGTCGATCCGCTCCGTCGAGACTTTCTTGGAGACTTTGATATTCCCTGACGGATCGCTTTCGACCGACACGTTCGACATGTTCCACCGCAAAATCGGATTGCCATCGTGCCGCAACGTCCGGGACAAGACCGCCTTTTCGAGTGATTTCGTCGGCGAGGACAGCGAGGCAAACCCCTGGCGCATCGGCACGCAGGCGAAGCCGTCTTGCGCCTGAAGACGTGTCACGAGATCGGTGGCGTTCCACGGATCGTAGGCAATCTCGCGTAGATCGAATTCGTCGGCCCAATCTAGCAACTGCTTGCGGACCGCCTCGTAATCCACGACGTTTCCAGGCGTGACTATCAGCTGACCATCGCGCATCCATTGCTCGTACGGCACACGATCCCGTGTCGACCTTTCCTTGATCGTATCCTTCGGACAAAAGAACGCGGGGAGCACATCGAAGCCGTCGTCATCCGGAAACGTTCCGACGGCAGCCGTCAGATCCTTCGTGGAGCTGAGGTCCAGTCCGACATACATCCGTCGGCCACGAAGGCTCGCGCGGTATTCAGCGCGAGTCATGCGTTCACCACACAGCAGGCATCCCAGGTCGGCATCTGGATCCACCGTGCCGCCTGCTCCGTCCATTGGTTCAAATAGAGTCTGCGGAAGACGTTCTCTTGCGCTGGGATTTCCTGAGCTCGCGCAGCAGCGACACGCATTTCTTCCAAGCTGCGGAAATCGCCGAGCGCCGGATTCGCTTTCTTCCAGACGCGTTCATCCGTCCAGTCGGCGTCGATCGGTGCTTCATACAGAATTGCAAGGAACGTCGGATCGAGCGCGGGATTCTCTAATACCTTCTTCGCGTGCTGGTAGAGTTCCCAGAGGATCGAATGGCGGTCGTACCCGGCGGTGCTGATCGCTAGTGTCAACGGGTGTTTCCGCGCGCCCTGTGACGTCGTCAGCACATCCCAGAGTTCCCGGCTCTGTGCCGCGTGCAGCTCGTCATAAATCACCGCCGACGCGTTGAACCCGTGCTTGGAGTAGGCCTCAGCGGAAATCGCCCGATAGAAACTCCCGCTGCGCCGGTTCACGATCCGTTTCTGCGAATCGATCAGTTCACACTGCGCCAGGAGTTCGGCATCGTTCCTGATCATCTGCGCAGCCACGTTGAACACGAGCGCCGCCTGGTCCTTATCCGCTGCCGCTGAATACACCTCAGCCCCGATCTCGTTGTCGAACAGCAGAAAGTAAATCGCTAGCGCGGCCGCGAGTTCCGTCTTCCCGTTCTTCCGAGGCAGCATCAGCAGGCACGTCCGGTATTGCCGCAAGCCGTCGCGCTTCGTCTTGAACAACTTCTTCAGAATCTGGACTTGCCACGGCCGAAGGTTGAACGGCTGATCGGCAAACGGCCCCTTCGTATGCGTCAACTGGTTGACTAACCGAATCGCCCTGGCCGCCGCCGTTTCCTGCGTCACTTCAGCGCCCCTGCCCACTTACTGGCCGGTGGCGCCGGCTGGCCAGTTTTTGGCACCTGAATCCGCGCCCTCGAAACCGGTTCCAAGCCGAACAGCGCGTAATACGGCCGCAGCGCGTTCGCCGTCTCGCGCTCCAGCTTCGCGTCAAAGGCCGCGCTGCCCTTCCCCCTGGCCGCCGCGGTGAACGTCGCCTGTAATTCGCACATCGTGGTAAACGGCCGCACGTCAGCCGTCGTCAGCGTGCCCATGGCCAAGCAGATCGGCGCGAGCTCATCCCACACCTGCTCGCCAGCCGCCGACAACTCGGCCGGTTTCTGAATCTCTCCAGGTGGTGGGACAGGTTCATTTTCATTAAGCCTTTTCTTACTTGGGTTCCCGCGGAGCACCGTCAATGACGTGGGATTCGGGCGGCGCCCGCTGTTTTCGTTTCCAGCCATAAAATCAGAGGCTCAAATTCCCCGAAAACTCGCGTGAAGGCGGCAGCGGTCTAGAAACGAAAGAATTGTTAACATTTTCGTACCCCCCGGTGCCCTGATTTCGGTCGTTGTCGGTACTGCGTAGGGTTATGCGTGATACTCCCATCACAATCCCGCCTTCGACTTCCTCGCGCCGCAGCTTGCACAGAGGGATTGCCAGTTCCCGAGTTCATCCCAGAACAAGGACTGATCGCCTCGATGGGGTACTACATGGTCCACTTGCTTGGCTTCGGTGACTCGCTGCTGTGCATGACACTCACTCATCACTGGGGCTTGCTCCTCAGGGCGCATGCCGCACAGAGGGAAGTGCTTTAGAAACCGTGCAGCTCGTTGCTGCCAGCGGTACCCATAGCCTCGCTCAGTGCTACTCCCTCGAGCCTGCTGGATCTGCCTACTATGTAGGGCACAGCGTCCATGCATGACCTTGGTGGTACATAAGGGCTCGGCACAGTATTGGAGCACGGACGTCGGCATCAGCCCTTCATCACCTTCAGCGTCATGTCCGAAACAACTATGCACTTCCTGCCTGGAAAGACTTCCTGCGCATAAGATTTGATGCGCTCGGCTGTGTCTTGGGATACGGGCGATTCACACTCAAAAACCAGCACATCATCAGGTTTCAAATCGGCCACACTGATACGTGCGACCTGAGGCAAGGACATCAAGGCGGCTAAGGCTTCTCGTCTATTCATGGTTCTTCCTTGTAAATCAGCCGATCCTCTGCATCCCGTAAGCCTGTCCGTACGAACTGCGCTGGCCCTACATCACCGTTCCCGTGCACGGTGGAAATAGGCAGGCTGACCCGAGGGATGTCCCCATCAGGCAACCGATGCTCGACTACCTTGCCGTTCTTGAACATGAGGGACACACGTGTCATTTAATCCAAGTTCCTGTAGATACGCAGTTCACGCCCTTGATCGTCTGTGGTTCTCACGTCTGAATGGAAATGTGTCCCATCAGCCCACTCCAAGAACGCTTGGATCTTCATTGGGCCAGGCTCAAGGTGAAATTCTTGCGGAGGGCTGCCTAACCCGTCTCCGGCTTGAATCATGTACGTGAGGTACCACGCGGTTGGAGGACTCAGGCCATCATCAACCACCGTAGCGTTCTTCGTGATCACGTCGTGATTAGGTAATCGGAAGATCAGTTGCTTAATGAGCGCCGAGCTTGGATCAAAGGGAACATCTTCATCCCAGACACGCGCACGGTAGAGCGTGCCAAGGTCGCCGACATGGACTTCTGGACGTGCGTCAAGTCCTGGCATTTACCGCTCCGTATTGACGGTGACAGTTTTCAGGAACGTCACATCCACCGTGACTATATCGCTTGGCGCAGTCGCCAGTCCTGAACCAGACGTCAACTGAATGAGCAGCCAGACCCACATGGCTACGCCGGATCAGAGGCGGACACGGGATCGCCAGCCGTCGTCGTAATCGCCGAGGTCCATGCCGTGGTCGTGTCATCCTCTTTTTTCACCGTGAGTACGCCGCCGGCGATGGCAAATTTGTTCCGGCTGAACCGCAAGGCCGATCGCACCGTGCGCTCATCTAACGTACCGGCTCCAGTGCCCGATCCCAAGTCTCGAGCGAGCAACGCATCCGCATTCTGCAGGGCTGTCGGCACATCTCCGACCGCTGCAGGTGCCGCTGGAATCAAGTCCGTTTGCGCCTTCACAAGTGCGACCTGCGCGAGTACGGCATCGTCGGCGGTTCCGAGTGCCGTCGTGAGCTCGGCATTCGTCGGCACGTCATCGACGGAGACTTGTGAGGCGCGACTGCTGATCGTGGCGTTCACGTTGTCACCAATGATCTTTCCTGCCGTACCTGCTCCGTACGCCCCGGGTAGAGGCGTGGTCCAGGGATCACCGGCGGATCCCGC